CCGTGAACACGATCCCGCAGCCCACCGTCCCGCCGCCCCGCCGGAGCTAAACCTTTTCGTCCAGTAATCCCACAACCCATACAGCACATGTCCTCAAAGAAACCCAAAGAAAGCCCGTACCTTCTTCGCCGCGTCGAGAACGGGTACATGATCCTCGACCTGTCCACCGAATCCAAGCCCGGCACCGTCTGGGTCGCCAAGACGAACGACGAGGTGTACTCGTTGCTCACTCTTCTCGGGGCCACGTCCATCGAAGTCCTCACCGACCAAGCTGCCGAGCTGATCGCAGTGAAGAGGCAGATCAAAAAGGCGAAGGAGAACAAGTCGTGAGCACCCCCGACGCATTCAGACTCGTCCGCGACCTCCGCATCATGCAGGAGTCCGAGGACGAGCGCAACGGCGACGCCGCGCCGCAGACGGCACGTCACGCTGCCGAGATGATCGAGTCCTTGTCGGTGCGCCTGTACTGGGCGGAGCGCAATCTCGCTTCCGCGTTGGACGCGCTGAAGTGGCCGCAGGGAGAAGATCGTTCTTCCGAGCCGCCCATCCACTCGGTGGTGATCAGTGTCTGCGGCGAACGCGCCGGGAAGTCCCTGCGGATTGATTACGCCTTCTCGCCGGAGACGATTGAATCGTCCAAGTTCGACGTGTTCCGCTTCGCCTACGATCACTTGTGCCGCAAGCTGGCCAAGGAAATCGCCCGCCCGGAGGAGGCCCAGCCATGAGCACGAACACGATTGTCAGTGACATCATCGCCGAGCACGACGCGAGGCAGCGCACGCAGCAGACGCGGACGCCGAAGGAAGTGCACGCCCGGATGATCGAGATGACCAACGCGGCCAACGGCCTGAGGTACGAGGTCGCACGTTTCGGCGACATCGAGCGTCAGCTCAAAGCGGTCCACGAGAAGATGGAGCCGCTCGTCCTGAAGGCCAAGGAGCTGAACGACCTCATCTGCGAGCGCGTGTCGCAGGCCAGCCAGCCGTGGGCCATCCACGAGTCGGAGGAACTGTTGCAGAAAGTGCAACAACTCGAACGCGAGAACGCCGAGCAATGCGTGCTGCTCGGAAAGGGCGGCGAGCGCGAGTGCGCTCTGCTCGGTAAGGTGGAGCGACTCGAACGCGAGAACGCCGAGCTGCGTCGTGACGTGTACCAATGCCCCCCTACCTCCGAAAACGGATACGAGGGGCTCAAGTGGTCCGATGCTTTCGAGGTGCTCGAACGCGACAACGCTGCGCTGCGCGATGACCGCAACGAGTTGCGTACGGCTCTTTTCGCGCAGCAGAAACAGCAGAGCGAGTCCAACCGTGAGTGGGCGCAGGAGTCGGCGGAACTCAAGATTCGTCTTGGGGTGCTTGAACGCGAAAACGCGGCATTGCGTGAAAAGATGAAAGTCAGTTGGGATGAGATAAGCGTACTTGTGAACCAAAACTCCGCGCTGCTAGAGGCGTTAAAGACGATAGCCAAATATGATCAGAATTCACCGCATGGAGACGGCATTTGCCCTTACGGTTGCGATTGTCCGTCAATCGCAAATACGGCTTTAATTAAAGCCCGAAAGGAGGCGCAGCCGTGAGCGACACTCCACGAACTGACGCAGCGGTCCGAGACGTGGACGTTGCTTTTGTCGGACATTGGGGGCTTTCGTCTGAGCCGCAAGAGTTTGTTTCCCCCGAATTCACCCGCGAACTCGAACGCGACAACACCGCGCTGCGAGAGAGTCGAGAGCGGCTAGTGAGAACGGCGAGCGAAGTCTTAGAGGCTTTCGTCCTGCACAAGAAAGTAGAGACCGGCCACCCATGTCCTGAAAACATGGGCATCTGCATCGATCTTCGCGCTGCTATCAACGCCGCCCGCAAGGAGGCCAAGCCATGAGTCCACGATCACAACGGATTGCCATCGCGGAAGCGTGCGGGTGGAAAGATGAGATAGTAAAAGCTTTTCATGGACTACCCGACTACCTCAATGATCTCAACGCGATGCACGAAGCGACCCAATCGCTTAAAAAGGATCAGTTGAGGTGGTATCGGAACCGGCTGATCGAGTTGACTGGTACGTTTGAGGCCATTGACGCCACCGCCCCGCAGCGTGCCGAGGCTTTCCTGCGCACGATTGGGAAATGGGAAGAGGAGGCCCAGTCATGAGCGACGTGCCAACAAAACAGCCCTTTTCTTTACGCTTCTGAACAACAGACCATGAAATCAGTCCTTTTCTTTACACAACCACGCTGGGCTTATGCCCAGATCCACCATGCGCTGATCAAGCGGCTCTACGCGCAGGACATCTACGCACACCTCCTCGACTGGACGGTCAACTACACGGTGGATGAGATGAAGATGCTGCACGACAAGTACGACCTGTTCGTGACGCACCCTGAAGCGGTTCACATCCTCAACAGCGGCGGGATCCCAAATAGTCGCATTGTGGCGGTCGCTCATTGTGAGCGGGACATCGCCATTGCGGTCCATGAGCATGGCACTGAGTTCTTCAACACGTTGTATGGTTATGCTGGGGTCACGGAGGACTTGGTCGAGACGAGCGCGGCGATGGGTGTTACGCGACCCATGCAGGTCGTGCAGATCGGCATTGACGCTGAGCACTTCCGTGCCGAGCCGCCAACCAGCCTCAACACAGTTGGCTACGCCGGTGCCATGGAGGCATGGCTCTCCCATGGGCCAGAGATCAAACGAGGCAGGTTGTTCCTGCGGGTCTGTGACGAACTGGGTCTAACCAAGGTCATGCATAACAAGTACCACCACCTCTGCATGGCTGGCTTCTACCTGAAGTGCGACGCGGTCATGGTGACGAGCAGTAGTGAGACCGTGGGCCTGCCGATCCTTGAGGGGTCAGCAGCAGGACGCCTTGTCCTGAGCGCCTTGGTCGGCTACGCCAACGGGAGACAGGGAATCATCTGCCGTACCCCTGACGAGGAGTACGTGGAGGACGCCAAGGCAGCACTCAGCTTCTATCGCGGCAACCCCAGAGCCTTCCGGGAAGCCTGCCGCGCCTACCAAGAGTACACCCTCTTCAGTCACGATTGGCTATCGTGCATCTACGATTGGGTCGCGCTACTCAACGGTTCGCCAACCCGCCAACGCTAACACACCATGGACCTCCCTGTTCACCAGTACGTCACCATCGACGCCGGGACCATCAGCAAGGACCGACAGGAAGGGGTCTGGTTCGCCATACAGCCAAACATTGGCGGTATATACGGTGGCCACGTATTGCTGGCCAACGGAGCCCTCTACCGCAACATACCCCTATGCAGCCTACGGTTGAGCACCGATCTGCCCGTAAAAGCCACGGAATGGGCACCAGAGGACCTACAATGGTGGAACTGCTACAGCGAGGACGTGAAAGTCCATGAGTACGGCTACCTGCGTGGATTAACCACCCTCAGCAGGGCGCAAAACCATGGCGAGATTGGCTCATACCGGGGGCGCTACCTCTTCACCATCATCCCGCGCAACGACCCGTACAGCCGCCACCTCGATCAAGCCAAGGAGTTTGTGGTGTCAGCCATCACCACGGCAATTCCCGATGAGGTCAACGACAGGCATGGCCGGATCGCCATCCGCGCCACCAACGAACTCATCTTCCTCGACAAGTCCCTTGGTCCCATCCCCCACATCTGGCCCAGCGGCTTAACCCGCCAACACAGCATTCCAAGCGTCGAATAACACAACCAGCACATGAAGAAGAAACCAGAGCCCCGTTTCAGCAAGCTCTACCCTAACATCGCCAGCATCAGCACCCCCAACTGCGACGACGCCATTGTCGGCCTCGCAATCGACCACGCACTGCATTGCAGCCGTCTCGTCTACAACAAGTGGACCCTGTACAACATCCTCGGCAGGGACGCCGAACGATACTGCAACGTAGTAAACAAAAGCATCAGGGACAGCGCAAAGCGCAAACTGCAACCCCCGCTCATCCTCACCTACGACGCCAAAACACTCCGCGATCTGCTCAAGCTGCGCACCATCTTCCCCGACCTCATCAAGAAGAAACCCGAACCCCGCGCAAAACCATGCCGCGCAACCCGCAACAAGCCTTCCAAAAAGCACAAGAGAAACTAAGGGACGCCCTCAAGCAGTACACCAAAGCCTACGAAGCCCTCCTCATCTACCATTCCGGCAAACCAACGTCAGCCGCCGCAACCCTCCCCACAGAGAGAGCCCTAGCCCAAAAACTCAAACCCTTCACCCAACCCCCAAAGAACGGAAAACCCCAAAACCAAAAGCCACCCACCTAGCCAAACACACAACAACACAGAACCCCTTGCCCCTAACACACGTTCCGTGCACTATTGGGGCGCTTCCCTTTTGCCGTGTTAGCCCAATCGGTAGAGCACCTGCCTTGTAAGCAGGCGGTTGCAGGTTCGATTCCTGTACACGGCTCCAGTGTCAGTAAGCAAGAACCCCGGCACCGCTAAGCAGCACCGGGGTCTTGATGAACAACAACAACAAGGAGCAGAAGCAGGCAGCACAGCCTGCACCGCTACTATGTGGTGTTGAGTGTGACTAAGTCAAGGGCTTAGCTCGCGGTTTGGTCGGAATGATGGTAACCCCCTCCGCATCGCCAAAGAGTCCCTCGATGATCCAATCGGGAGCGTGGTAGGGGTGGCGGTTGCCGGACTTGGCAAGGATGCGACACTCGTTGCCGTCCACGTACCAAACCCAGCCCATAGGGCGAAGCTCATTGGGAATGAACCCCAATGTCTTGCTGATCGTAACCATATCCGAAATCACGAATCCGGTGTCCATATGGACGAATACGAATTCACCAATCCGATTGGGCAATCCAATAGATTGAGCAATCGCTGGTCAGTAGACACGCTAATGCCGAATCCGATTGAGCAATCCCCCAGCTACTAGCCGAGGTTGGCCGGTCAGCCACCGGTGCCGCCACCCACCGCCACCGGTGCCGTCAGCCATAGCGGACCCAGTAGCCATTAGGGTCAGCCATATCGGTCATTAGCAGAGCTACTGACAACGCACGCGAGACCGTTACGGCTCGCCCGCACGCGAGGCATCAGCTAGGGTGTGGACGATGAAAACAACGGGCTATCTCCTCCATACGGGCACGGTGAGCGGTCATGAGTTTGCCGCTATCGCCACCCTCAAGACCGCCAACCGGAAGACCGGGGACATGGTGCAGGTTTGGTTTATCCTGACCGGACTCCACCCCGTCCTTGCCGTTAAGCAGGGACTGGACGCGCGCACTATTTGCTCCGGTTGCCCCTTTGCCTCCGGTAATGGCTGCTACGTCAACGTAGGTCAGGCCCCCTCGGCTATTTACAACGGGTACAAGCGCGGTATCTACCCCCAGCTTGAGCCGAAGGACTACGCAGCCGTCTTTGGCGGGCGCAAGATCCGGTTTGGGGCATACGGCAACCCGACACTCCTCCCCTTGTCCATCGTCAAGGCTATCGCTAGCGTCTCGGCTGGCTGGACTGGTTACTTCCACGACTGGCAGGCCAACCCCCTTGCGAAGCAATACTCGGCTTACTTTATGGCGTCCACCGAGACCGAGAGCAGCTACCGTCTCGCCTCCTCCCTCGGCTACCGGACGTTTCACGTGTCGCCCGATCAGCCTGCCGACACGGTCGAATGCCTCGCCACCTCCACGCATGGGCGCGTGCAATGCGCGAACTGCAAGCTTGCCTGCAACGGTCTAACGGGTCGCCCCCTTAGTGTCTGGATCGCCCCCCACGGCTCCCGTAGCTCCCGCGCAACCGCTGCTGCTACCGCATAACCCCTTTGCTAGCTCCTGCCCTCACGGTCGCCATGCCGTGGGGGCTTTTGCTTTGGCGAAATCGCCAATTCGCGAATCCGGCTTGCGCGAATCCAATCCGATTGCGCAATCCCATTGGCTCACGCATGGCGTGACGGTCGGGCATAAGCCAACCCGATTGAACAATCCGATTGGGCAATCCCTTTGTCGTGCCGAGCAACGTGCCGCCCACCTCCCGGCACCGCACCACCCCGCCACCCGCACCCGCGTGGCCATAAGCTACCCTGATACACCAGAGCCGGGGTCATTAGCTGCCCTACTAGCACCACAAGCCGTCCCGTTTATTGCTGACAACGCCGCCCGCTTATGGTCTCCTCCAGTCAGTCCGGGGCATTCCGCTTCGGCAACAACAACACAACATAGGAGCTAGCTCAGTCATGGCACATGAAATCGGACAGCACGACGTAACGGTATTTGGTCGCAACGTTCCCGCTTGGCACGGTCTGGGGACCGTCTTTGCGGGTCTTATGTCCCCCCTGCGGGTGTTCGTGGAGGGCGTCGGCCTGCGCGACGTTCTCTCTTCCCCCGTGGAGATTCAGGGTCAGCTTTTCCCCGGCTATAAGGCGCTGACAGGCGTCACCAGTAAGGGCGCTGTGGTCCCGCTCTCCATTGTCGGAGCGGATTATGGCGTCCTCAAAGATCAGAAGGTGTTTGAGATGCTGGAGGCGGTTTACGGTGGCCGCGCTGTGGTCGAGACCGCCGGGACCCTTCGCGACGGCAAGCGGCTCTGGGTCCTTGTCAGGCGCGAGGCCTACCGCATCGGGCAGGATGACATCCGGGCCTATGACCTTTGGGTCAACCGTCACGACGGCTCCGGGTGTTTTGAACTGCACCGGACTAACGTGCGCGTGGTCTGCGCGAACACGTGGAATGCTGCTATCGGCAAGGGTCGCAATCGCGTCTTTGGGGTTCGCCACACCGTCAACGTCGAGCAGGGTGCAGCGCAGGCGATCAACCTCCTCCTGAAGGTCGAGGAGCAGGAGCAGGAGGAGCGCCGCAAGCTGGCCACGATGGCCGCAACGCGGATCAGCCACGGGGACGCGCACAAGGTCTTCGCGGACCTGATCGGCTACAACCCCGCCGCAACGGACGACGACAATAGCGCCAAGTCGCGCACCGCTTACAATGACTTGTCCTCCTTGTTTCTCCGCACCGGGACGCAGATTGACGGACGCACTCGTTGGGACGCCTTCAACGCCGTAACTGAGTACGTTGATCACGCCCGCACGATCCGGGTCTCGGGTGGCCGCTCCCGTCAGGAGGCGCGTTTCGAGTCGGTCCTGCTCGGCTCCGGTGACGATCTGAAGGCCCGCGCGTTTGATCTGCTGGCCGTTTAACGCCTAGCCTCAACCGCCCCGCTTGCCTAACCCGCAGGCGGGGCAACTCCCTCCCATATCATGAACACCATCGACATCACCCCCACGTGGCGCGGCATCCTGCCCATCATCGTGGCCGCACTCCAGAGCCCGGACCTCCCCCACGAGGTCGAGCGCGACCTGCTGGACGAACTCACCCGCATGGCCCGCGCTGCCGACAATTGGAATGAGCATGTCGCCCGCCTCAATGCTGAGGCTGATGCCCTGCTGAACCTCCCCGTAACCTTTCCCGCTGAGACTCAATCATGAGACGCACCGACTTTGCGGTCACCGTGGTCTGGCTCGCGGTCATGGCCATTGGCCTGATCGTTGCCCTGATCACCGTGGCCGTGCGCTAAGTTAGCTGTTCGTTCGTTCAGCCCCCATCCTTCACCGGGTGGGGGCTTTTTCATGCCCTTGCGTCGCCTTTACGGGGCGAACGGGTGCCAGCCTAGGCCAGCCTAGCGGTCGGATCGGATCGCCATGCCAATCAAATCCAATCCAATCCAATGCCACCCGCTTCCTCCCGGTCACCACCACCACGCCAGCGGGAGCGGCACGCTACGCTGCGCTGCACCCCGTCCGGTCCCGTGCATTGACCTATGCACCCACCCCCCGCCCACCCCCTACCCCCCGGCCCCTCCCCACCCCACCCCACCCCCACCTCCCCCACCAGAGAGGCGTGCATGTCCCATATTATTAGGCACTACATGGGCATGGGTGCATGGGCATGGGTATATGTGTGCATGACGGGGCCACGTGTTGCATGATCTGCAACAACTGGGTGGTCACTGGGTACGTGTGTGCCAGCGCCATGCGGTCTCCACGATGGGCTGGATGTGGGTGTAGTGGGGGAACCAGTTGAGTTCCTGTTGGGCACGGGTGGCGTTAGCGCAGAGGGTGTGGGGGTCGCCGGGGCGGCGTGGGGCGATGGTGTGGGGGACGGGCTTGCCCGCGCAGGTGCTGATGGCGTTGAGGACTTGGAGGACTGACGTGGGGTTACCGGTGCCGAGGTTGTAGTCGCGTGCCATGCTGGGGTGATTGAGCATGGGGAGTGCGGCAATGTGGGCGCGGCAGATGTCATCGACGTGGACGTAGTCGCGCAGGCAGGTGCCATCGGGCGTGGGGTAGTCGTTGCCGTAGATGCGGAGGGGTTCGCCGCGACCGAGCACGGCATTGATGGCGAGTGGGATCAGGTGGGTCTCTGGTGTGTGGTCCTCACCGGTGGTGGCATCGGCTGATGCACCGGCAGCGTTGAAGTACCGAAAGCAGATGAAGCGGAAGTCGCTGGCAGCGTTGAGCGCCCAGAGGGCGTTCTCGATGTCGAGCTTGGTCTGCCCGTAGGGACTGATGGGGGCCTGTGGGGCGTCCTCAGTGATCGGGACGACATCCGGTATGCCGTAGGTGGCACAGGTGCTGGAGAAGATCATGCGGTTGACCCCGGCGTCACGCATTGCCTCCAGCAGGTGCAGGGTGCCGACCACGTTGTTGAGGTAGAAGCGGAGCGGGCTCTTCACTGATTCGCCCACGTAGGTGTAGGCCGCGAAGTGCATGACCGCATCGATCTCCTCGGTCTTGAGGACAAAGCGCACCAGTGAGGTATCGCTGATGTTGCAGTTGTACGAATGTACATCGGTGGGCACCGCGTAGCGGTGACCGAACTCAAACGAGTCGAGTGCGACGGGCCTGTGGCCAGCCGCCACAAGTTGCCGCACGCAATGACTGCCAATGTACCCAGCGCCGCCAGTGACTAGTATGTTCATAAACCGTTACATCTCATCAGGCATCCAGCCGTGAACTTGAGCAGGGTCGTCATAGATGACCCATCCGGTCAGGTGCGAGGAGAAGAAGTTCACCAGACCCATGTTGGTCTGGATCTGTACTTTCTTGGGTGATCCAGCGGGAATGAGGCTGATGGTGGTGAGGGTCTCCTCAAGCATCGCCAATTCCGATTTGCGGATGTGGAACTCAACGCTGTTGCTGCGGAGCAGGATGCTGACGCCAAGAATGTCGTCAGGCGTTGTATCGGGGGTCATGTGTGTCGTGAAGAATGACGTAGCTGGTGAGGCGATGGCGCTCCATCGGTACTGCGTTAGCCCAATGGGCAAGGCGGGTCATGCCGTGGCCGACATCATGGACAAGCTCGATGATTTGCCACTGCTCCCCAAGCTGGCGCTCAATTCGGAAGATTCTGGTGGGATCGATCATCTTCGATGACCCCGGCAAGTCGGGCGAGATTGGCATGGGTTTCGACATAGCGGTGGCAGTTATGGCAGCAGGCAAGCCATGTCGCTACGTCATTGAGGTGCTTGCCCCGGCGCTTCACGTGATGGATCTGTGTTGAGCGGCGCGAACATGTCGTCGTCAAAGTGGGCATCCGGCTTGGTATCTCGCAGTATGGATGCGAGCTTAAGTAGGTCTTCCTCAGTAAATAGTAACGGGCCAGTTCCTCTTTCCGTTTCTTGCTGATAGGCTTGAGTCTGCTTTTCCTTTTCAAGGTATTTGGGCTTCAAGTAAACGGGTTTGGTTGCGGGTGGAAGTTGTGGGTTGTCCCAGTCCTTGATCTTGGCACCAAGCCTGATCGCTTTCTGGCGCAAGTGCGGGTGCAACAGGTAGTACGGAACGCTGTTGTGGTCGCGACACCAGAGCCATGTCTTGGTCCCGCGCATGGCATGATACATTCTGGCCATCTCGTCAAACGAGGTGTCCGACCACATGCGGCACCAAAAGTAGTCGTACTTGCGAGCAACGTACAGGAGTTTGGCGTTCTCCGGTTGCCAGCGAAACAAGTGACCAACGTAGACCATGCGTGATGGCACTACTGCACATATTTGTGTGCTTGACCAGAGCAAAATTGCGCGGAAGCTGAGCTGCGATGAAGGGTATCGACACGCTCCCGCCGGGGCCATTGCTGAAGAACTATGATTTCAGCATCACGTACTACGAGCAGCCCATTGATGAACTGTATCGCGCCACCGTAACCAGTCGCCTGATGGCTGGTATGACGCCCCTGCAAGCCGTCAGGGGCACTCCGTTGACCGTACAGAAGGCCGTGAGGTGGCGAAACCACCTGAAGCTGACCCGCAAGGACGAAAAAGCCGAGTACAGGACGATTGGGACCACCGAACTCGACGGTTTTGACGTTGTTCATCTGTTTTATCACGAAAAATTGAGCATGCGGGAGATCGCGAAGATCGCGGGATGCGGTTCTACGGCGATTTTCAACGCCCTGAAGCGCATGGGCGTGAACGATGCCCGTGAATTTCGCAGAAAACACGTTTCTCGTAGTCAAAAAGCCATTGCGAGGAAGGCTACGGCAGCGCGAAAAGTGAAAGCCGCCAAGTGGCGAGCCAATCCGTGGAACAGTAAGTACGAAAAATGGCTCAAGAAGCGCGGCTACAAGCTACTCCCTGCCTACGAGGACATCGCGAATGGCATGCCGATCTACCATGCGCTGAAAAAGCACAGGATTTCGTACAAAACGGCACGCCACAATTTCAAGAAATGGCAAAAGCGGCTTGGTAAGTTCCTAGAGTACGGCGAAAGGACGACCTATGGCATTCGCGTAACTCGCGTGATGTGGCAAACATGGGAAAAGGCAGCAAAGGAAGAGGAGATTATTGTGCTTGACTGGATAAAGAAGCACCTGAATCGTGCGGCAAGCCGCCATGCCGGAAGTCAACCAACAGATCACCGACCAGATACCGGATACGATCGTGTCCCAGAAGTCACTGAGTCCCGAGGAAAAGTCGGATCTCTACTTCAAAGCCTTCGATCTGTTCATGAACGACCCCCGGCAGCTAAACCTGACGGAAGTGGCGCGGGAATTGAAGATGCAGCCAGCCCCGCTGATGCGTCACGCGCAAAACAAGGGGTGGGAGCAGATGCGGCTTCAGCAGAAGTCGATTATCAGCACGGTTCAGAACGAAAAGCGGATCAACACAGCCAAGGCAGTTGATGATCGAGTCGTTCAGGCTGCGGACTACGCGATCAAAAAGGCAACTGAAGCCTATTTACAGGTAATCGACAAGATTAGCGACCTTCCGGTTGAGCCGTCGCAGGTTCCAGAAGACGAACTGGAGAAAGACGGCAACGGCGTCGTCAAACGTTACCCGAAACGAGCGAAATTGATCGAGGACAAGGTGTTTTTACTGAATCAGGCGATGGACGGCTTCATGAAGATGGCTTCAGGCGCTCAGGGAATTGGTTTGGTGCTCAACGGCAAGATCGCAAGCGGCATGGGTACTGGCGATGAGATGAGCAAATTGAGTAAACTGAACATGTTGTTGGTGAATATCCAGAACGGCAATTCCGAGAAGCTGGTACAGGGTATCAGCCACACGAAAAAAGAGATTGTTGTAACAAATGAGCAATGAAGCCGGTGGTTCAGAGAAAAAGCCGTCTCGTCAGCGTCTTTGGCAGGCCAAAAGATTGGCTGAAGGCTGTTGTGTGCGCTGCGGCAAGCCTCGCAATCTGTATAAGCACCGCTGCGACGACTGCCAAGCTGCTGAAACGCTCAGGACACGCGAAAAGAACCGCTGCAACGCATGGAAAGCAGGTGGGCGCGGACGTAAGCCCAAAACCGAAGAGGGCGGCGCATGACGGAAGCCCAAAAAAGGCATTTGTCGGACGTAAACCGGATCTTAGAGCGTGCAAAGGATCCACACAATTCAGATCGGTTCCAAGATTTGACGGAAGCCGTCTATCTGATCCTTCAGGACCCAGCGTTCGCAGAAGTTTTCGCGAAACTGAACAAAAGGGTCGAGATAAAGTCTGAAGAGGACCTGTACGCGATCACGAAGCTGTACTTGCAGATGTTCCTGATGCGTCGGGACTACGAATCTGCCGCAACACTACTCTGGGGAGACGAAACTTTTACTCATGAGCCTCGTTCAGTCCGTATGGTATGGGGTGGTATTCGCAACCACAACCTTGTTAACATTCTGGGTGCTGCGTCGATGGGTAAGACATATTCGGCATCTGCTTGGATGCTTCTCGACTGGGTACTCGACCCCGACTGGACCCTCGTCCGCGTCATGTCCACCAAGGAAGAGCACGTCAAAAAGAACCTCTTCGGTGACATGCAGCGTCTCTACACCAATTCAGTCATTCCGCTCCCCGGAAAGGCTGATGCAGAGTCAATCGCTACAGAAACGGGCAAGCGAGGGGGTATGGGCATCTTCATCCTCACCATCGCACGCGGGCACGAAGCCCGTGGTGCCATCAAAGGTGCTAAGATTAAACCCCGCCCCGTCCATCCGCTGTTTGGGACAAGCTCGCGCTCCCGGCTCCTGATTGACGAGGCACAGGAAGTGCCGCCGAACGCCTTTGACGAGATCCCGAACCTCTACTCCTCAATGGAGGAGGGGGATACGGAGCACACGAAGATCGTGATGGCGGCTAATCCGAAGGACCCGCACTCGGAGTACGGCAAGAATTGCACGCCAGAGAAAGGATGGGATGCGTATCAGTCGATTGACGCGCCTGAGGACACGTGGACTTCCACGACTGGCTGGCATTGCGTGCGTCTGAATGCCATGAAGTCGGAAAACGTCATCCAGAGGAAGGACGTGTACAAGCGGTTCTTCACGTGGAACGGCTACCGGATGAAGTTGCGCCAGTACAATGGCGATCCCGACCACCCAATGATGTGGACGGAGGTTTACGGCATGTTCCCGCCGCGTGGCAGCAAGACCGCCATCATTCAGAAGCACTGGATGGACCGCGCACACGGGGAATGGGTCTTTGACGGGCCTACCCGGACGGTTGCCAGCCTTGACCCTGCCTTCACGGGAGACCTCCCGGCAATGGCTACAGGGCGCATTGGACACGCGGTGGCATGGAAGACCCCATCTGGTGAGAGATATGAGCTAGAAACGCCCGGAACGCGCCTGCAAATCGATGCTGTGGGCATCCTGCCGCGCGGGGACACGCAAGAACTGGCAGACGAGACCATGAGCAGGCTCAAGGACCTCGATTGCGCCCCGGAGTTCTTCGCTATCGACCGCACGGGTATCGGTCAGGGCGTTCACGACAACATCCGCCGCCAATGGTCGCAGAAGGTCATGGGTGCACAGAACCTTAGGGGCGGTGCGGAGCCTGCCGGAATCATGGGCATCAACTATGCGGAAACCGCAACCGAGACCTCGGTGTGCGAAGAGGACACCAAGGTGCCAAAGGAGCTTTATGACGGTATCCGGTCAGAGTTGTGGTTCGCTACAGGCAGATTTTTCGAGTACGGCTACCTGAAGATCGGCAATGGCGTTGATCTGGAAACCGTTCAGGAGCTTATCGAGCGCCAAGGAGGCTCCCCGGCTGGTCGCGGAAAGTTGCTACAGGTGGAAAGCAAGGACGCCTACAAGAGTCGCGGCAACAAGAGCCCCGACAGGGCGGATGCCTTCACCATGCTGGTGCAGTGCGCCCGCATTGCTGGCGGAATCAAGCCCAAGTCGCCCGATACGGTCGCACTGGTGGAAAACCCGCCGCTATACGCCATGAAGGACGCCTTTGCGCTGCGGATGGGTGAGTCCGTTGACTTTGGCTTCAACCCCAAGTTGCCCAAGGAACTGGCGCTTGATAAGGATTAACGATGCACCTCAATCGCGGCGTCATCCCGCCAAACAACTTTCACTTCCCGGTCGATAAAGGAGTTGTCCTACGGGCCAGCACCTACGAACTGCTGGTCAAGGAAATCGTCAACTGGCGCACGCAGAACGGCATCCCGATGGGTGACCCCGACAAGGACATTGACGATTACTTTTGCTCCAAGTGGCCAAGCTACTGCGTTACAACGGAAGCAGAGGGCGCTTTGATTCAAAAGAACAGCGATATGCTAAAGCGAGTCAACGGATGGGCGGCTGTGACGATGCGCGATACGCCCGTTGGCGGCTATCCGTTGGTTGATCAGAACGTGGCGACCAATCGTTGCAAAATTTGCAACAGTTGCCCCTTCAACAAAGCATGGCGCAACGGATGTGGCAGTTGCACGCAGGCAACTGATACAATACTGATTCGCCTGAGGCAGTTACGGAAAATTGTGCTTGACGAGTCATTGCTGGGTTGCGCTATCAATGGCTGGGATAACAGAACAGCCGTGCACCTGCCTTTGTCTGCTCTCAAGCAGACCGAGGAAAAGCTTCAGGCGATCCCACAAAACTGCTGGCTCAAACAATCAATCGACTAAGACCATGCCCATCAAATCGAAAGCCCAGATGCGTTACCTGTTCTCCCAAGCCCCCAAGACTGCGGAGGACATGGCCGAGGACACGACTAGCTTGAAGAACCTGCCGGAACGTGTTGGCAGTAAAGACCAAGCCAAGAACAAGCCGGTCACGCCCGCGTTCAAGCGCAAGTCCAAGAAGTCCCTGTCGAGCTACAAGTGAAGATTCCCGACCAAAAGCCTTTCGGCAAGACGAAGGATTCATGGTCGCGGGCAGGGGAAAAGAGCAAGACGACTGAGCAGTTCCTCGCCAACTATGACGAGGCGTTCAAGACTCGTAGTCGCAATCCCGGCCACGTAAAGATCGTCTACAAAAACGGGAAGCGTTACGAGCTTCCCAACCCGTCCACGCATGGTCCCGAAGCTCAAAAAGCTTGGGACCGCTTCAATGAGGAGACGGGTGGCTTGCAGATGAAGATTGAAACTCTATGAGCGACAAACGACCCGAGGTGATCTGCATCCCGGTACTCAACTACAGCAAGGCTGACGCGAATCACATCGCCAGCCTTTGTCCGTACAAGTTCGTGGAGGACAAGGAGAACCTCCTTGCCGTCTTTCCGATCATTGACGAGGCGGGAATCAAGGAGCGCAAGGCGATCCTGCACGTCGTGCATTACGTCAAAAACAAAGAGGGCGAGTCCTCGATTGCGGGAGAGTGGGAATGCAAGATCCCGATTATCCAGACGCCCACCAAGCACATCTTCCAAGCCAACATCAAATACCATGATACCCCGCAGACAGGGATTCTCTGACATCAACGTGACGATTCCTGTTGGCGACGGTAAGTTGCCTCCGATTCCTGAAGCCGCAGGGGTTCCTGTGCCCGAAGCGCCTGCGCCCGTTGCGCAACCAGTTCAGCCAAAGAACAACGCTTCGAAGGTCATTGAAGCCATCTCCGTTTTTTCCAAAGTCAGCCGCAGGGATGCGGTGGACACGGAAACGCTCAAGCTGTTGCTGGACAAGAAGCTGATTGTTTCGGAGGGCGACTATGCCGTGGTGAGCGAGAAAGGACTCCGGTATCTCGTAGATTTCACGCTGTGAGGCTGACGCTGGCATCTCCGTTTCGCTTTGTTGCTGCCATGTATCGCGCAGCAAAGCTGCGTTTGCAGGGGCGAGATGTCATCCTTTCGGCTGAGCAAACAGACCAACGACTTGCAGAATGCCATGCGTGCGAGTCATACCGTGACGGTCAGTGCTACCAGTGCTCCTGCTATGTTGCCGTCAAGGCTTTGCTGAAAAGCGAACGTTGCCCATTGGGCAGGTGGCGCAGTTGATAAACATTTGATATATTACGCCTTATGGCATCGACGGCTCCTCAAGATACCACAGTTCCCGCCAGTAAGTACCCGAACGTCTCCGGTGTTGTGACCATTGAGGCTCCGCCCCTGAAGGAGAAGGGCGGCAAGCCTGAGCTTAACCTTGAGGCGAGGTCGGTCAGGACTACCGATCAAGCGTGGAACCTGTGTAAGTCCACGGAATCGGCCAACAAGACCCGTTCCCAGCGTGCCACCATGATGGAGTTGGAGTACTCCGGTCAGGCACCGTTCTCGCAAACCGACCAGATCGAGAAGGCGAATAGCTGGCAGTCGAACACCTCCACGGGCATCCTTGCTGGCATTGTGGACCGCAAGACGTTGCGGTTCGTCAATGCGATCACTTCGCAGATTTACCTGACTCGCTCGTCCCTTCCGACTTCGTACCCGGACTGGAAGAAGAAGAGCGACCTGTTCGACATTCACACGACGCGGATGATCCAGTCGTGGAAGAAGTACTCGACGTTCATCCCCGCGCTCGCCCGCGAGAACGTGCTGCACGGTTACGCCTACGGTGTTTTCCTTGATCCGTACACTTGGACGCCGCGCATGTTCAAGCAGGACGTTTCCTACGTGCCCGACGAATCATCGCAGTACGCGAACGAGCTACAGTTCTACGTCATCAAGCACGACTTCCTCCTGCACGAATTCATTGATCTGTTCAAGGACGAGAAAGCCGCCGAGGAGATGGGCTACAACATCCCGAACTGCATCATGGCGGCTAACACCTCGGAGATCAAAAATCCCCGCGAGGACATGATGGTTACGGAGTTCCGCAAGTTTGCGGAATTCATCAGTGACGGTGTGCTTGGTCTGACGTACTCGGTTTCTGGTCCGCGCGTCGTGAAGACGTATTTGCTTTGGAATCGCGAGTATGACGGCAAGGTGTCCTTCTGGATCCTCCTGCGCGACAACGGCAAGCTGTTGCGCTTTGCGGAGAAGATTTACGACAGCTTTGACGAGGTGGTAACGCTGTTCAGTTTCCAGCCCGGAAACGGACACCTGCACTCGTCCAAGGGCATTGGGCGCATGATCATTGGCAACGTGCGTATCGCGGAGCGCATCCGCAATCGCATGGTGGACAACGTCAACATGTCGTCCCTTGTGATCCTGAAGGCGGATTCCGCCAACAGGAACAAGCTACAGCCTGTCGTTCATGCTCCGTTCGTGGTGATCGACAAGTCGATTGAGGTCGATCAGCAGAAGTTCTCGGCTGATGGCGAGATGTATGCCGCGCTCGACCAGCGCATGGTGAACTACATGGAGCAGGCTGCGGGCGCTTACGTCTCGGCCAATCCGAACGCTTCTGGTCAACCCGTAACCGCAACTGAGGCGTCTCAGGACGCGCAACGCGAGCGCGAGAACTCCGACATCACAGAGGCCCGCTGGCGTGATCAATTCTCCCAGCTTGTGCAGACGATGCAGAAGCGTGCGTTCTCCGATGATCACATCAAGGAAGCGCGAGAGCTTTTCACCAAGATCACCGAGCAGTTTGTGACGCAGGGGTCCGACAGTAACGAGGTGATGAAGACCATCACGGACCTGATGGACACGACCGACGAATCGCGCCTTCCGGTGCGGACGTTGGTCATGATGTTCATGGATGGCCTCACGGAGAGCGAGATTCGCATTTGCCGCGATGCCGCAACCTCTGGTTACGCGCACACAGACGACGCTATCGTTGCTCAGGGAATCCTTGCAGTTGGGCGCATGTACGCCAACAACCCGAACGTGGATCAGGTGGAGCTTACCAAGCGCAACGTCGAGGCTCTTGCTGGTCCGGATGCTGCCAAGGCTCTCATCATCGAGAATCCTGACCAGACGATCATGGCCGAGGCTACGCGCATGCAGCAGCAAGAGGCCACGACCATGATGACGCTGAAGATGCCGGTTCCGGTATCACCGCGTGACAACCACATGGCTCATGCGCAGGTGTGCATGCAGCTACTCATTCAGGCGGGTCAAGGCATTAGTGACCTCACGACTATCGACATGTTTGCGAAGCCGACCGAGCTACTGCTCAATCACTTCGCGGAGCACTTGGCCAACTACCTTGCTCAGGGTAACCCCAGTCAGAACCCGCAGTTCAAGGAGATGAACGACTTCTACAAGAAATTCAAATCTGACTTCGCGCAGGCTGTGATGATTGCTGAACAGCAGAAGATGGCTGCGGAATTGGTTGAGCAGGGGGCTACACCGGAACAGGTTGCCGCTGCTACTAACACGCAGAACCCCAATCTGCCTCCGTACAGCGCAGGCGTTGGCGCTCCTCCGACTTCCCCTGACATGGGTACTGAGCAGGAGGGTCCTGACGTTGAGGCGATCCAGACTGCCCTTGCACGCGAAGCTGGTGAGTTTGCGCCACCGGAGATCGAAGAGCGCAAGAAGCGGGCGTACTATCGCCCACCCGGAGTTGAATGAGCGATAACGCAATCTTCCAAGACGGCTTCAAGGCAGATGCTTTGAAGATGATGGAGGGCGCGGTTTTTAAGCACCTCATTGAGGTAGCCAAAGCCCGCATTCCTGAGTACGCGAACAGCACAAACGACCTACACGTAGTCGCCTTACAGGCCAAGATGCGTGAAGGCTACGAATTGGCGATCAGCACCATTCTTGCTCTGCCGCATGAGGTTGCGCCTGCTGCTGTAAACGAATATGACCGAATACTGCTCGACCCTCGCGACTAATTTGTGCTTGACGCTTGCATTTGATGCCATGATTGATGAGCCCATCAATTATGGATAATCAGAACGTTGCGAATGAGGAGCAGCCTGTTGTAGATCCGAACACGCCCGCCTCGCCTGAGGAACTTGGCGTTGGTCAGCGTCAGTCAAACGAACCGTTTAGCCCGATTGATTTTGACAACATTATCGATGGGGCGTTTGCGAATTTGACCGAGCAGAAGGCAGAGGACGTTGTAAGCAACGATCCGCCTGCCAAGGAAGCCGCCACGGAAGAGGAGCCAAAGCAGGAAGAGATTGCCGAGGAAACGCCAGCGGAGGCCCCTGAGGCCAAGGCAGAGGGAGCCGCAAAGGAAAGCGAGCCCAAAAAGGAAGAGGTTGCTCCTGAAGAGGCCAAGACCGAGCAAAAGACAGAGGAAGCCAACAAGGAGTTGGAGGCGATTGAGTCTAAGTTGGGTCAGCATACGTCCCCCAAGACCAAGAAGCTCTTCAATGAGGTAAAGGCGCTCGCATCGAAGGAGCGGACTGAGCGTGAGCGAATCTCAAAGGAGCTTGAAGACACGCGCAAGCAATTAGAGGAGATCAAGAAAGCCAAGGATGCGGCTCCTGCCACCGTTAACGAGGAGCTTCAGCAGTTACGTGATCGCCTTCGTTCGCTCGACGCAAACGCGGATCCCGCGATTGTCGAGAAGTACGACAAGACGATCACCAAGAACAACGAGAACATCATCAAGACGCTGACGGATGCAGGGCTCCCCAAGGAGCACGCTGAGAAGCTCAAGAAGAGCGGCATCACGCTTGCGAACTTGAAGCCGTATCTCGATACGTTGGAGTCAGGAAAAGGCGCTGACGGCAATCAGTACGATGCCGATCCCGATACGGCTGAGGCAATCCGCGAAACGCTGCGGGAAAACCTGCGCTTGTCGAAGGACAAGACGCGAGAAATTGACGAGTGGCGCACCAACTACGAGGAGCGCACGAAGCAGACGCAGGGACAGCAGCAAAAATCCATCGAGGAAGCCACTTCGCGGCTCAATAAGGAATTCGAAACGCACCTCGGTAAGTGGGACTTCCTGAAAAAGCCTTCGGACATCATGGATTCGGATGCTCCTGCGATCCGCAAGCAGAAGGAAGAGGCGATCAACCGCTACAATGACGCGTCTCTCAAGTTTGCAGAGACGATCAAGAACGAGACGACTGATCCGCTGAATGCTCAGATTGCTGCTCGCGTAGGCATTCTGTATCGCGACCACGTAACGCCGCAGTTGCAGAACCAGCTTGCTGAGGCTCGCAAGGAAATTGAAGCCCTGCGCTCGCAAGTCGGCAAGATGAAGCAGTCCGGTTCTGCCGCTAAGAGCATCGGAACAACCGCTCCGCGTGCCACGCCGAAGAGCAACGTCAATTTCGATCAGGGTTTTGACGACATCGTTGACAGCCTCGCGTCGGAAATCACTAACCGCGAATCCTAATGGGCCTCAACTTACGGGCTGGCATCGACAAGTACCTACAGAAGTACGGTACTGAAGAGGTCGCCACTCAACTGGGCAAGACCGCGAACTACGTTGCGCTATGGGCATCGGGCAAGAACCCGACCGTAGCGGACGTTCAGTTCATGATCGACAACTCACCGGAGTGCTTTGACGTTGCTGCCGATACGGTAGAGGTCTTGGCACCATACGAGATCCCCAGCGGTCAGCGTGTGTGCGTGCTGATGCCCACGAACCGTTCCGTGCATCCCGGTGTCGTGAAAGCGTTCGCTACGCTGTACGAGCGCGACAAGATGCAGTTCTTCACCCTGAGCGACACGTCTATCGTTCGCTCCCGAAACGCCTGCGCACAGCGGTTTTTGGACAGCAACTGCGAGTACTCTTTCTGGCTGGATGACGACACGATCCTGCCGCATGGAGACGTTGATTACTACCGCAAGGTTGCAGCCAATCCGAACTTTCCTTCGGCCTACATCAACATCAACCCGATTGCGCGTCTCATCCAGACCAAGCGAACGCTGGTTGGTGGTTGCTATTTTGGCCGAAACCCGACCGGAGTTGCTCAGTTTCAGGAGGCGTATAGCTCGCAAATGGTCAATGACGCTGCCCATAACGGCCCGCGCAACAGCGTGGACCCTGTTGGGTGGGTTGGATTTGGCTGCGTGCTTGTTCACCGCAGCGTCTTTGAGGACATCATCAAGACGCAGCCTGAAATCGAGGTGAACGATCAGGCATTTGTGGCAAAATTCGGCTACAAGTACCGGTTTTTTAACCACATCACTGAGGAATACTCGGAGGACGCCTCGTTCTGCATCCGCGCAAAGAAAGCGGGTCACCAAACCTACGTCGATTACGCTGTGATGCCGCTCCACGTTGGCGAAGCTGCGTACTGCTACCACAACACCACCCAAAAACGAGGTTTTCAGCCTCAGTACAGCAATGTTTGATCAAAAAAAGAAGCGGAAGCTCCTGATCGTCATCAATTACTACTCTGGTGACCGGGACATGGCCAGAAAGCTTGGCGAGTTGATCGCTGACCTTGAGCCGGGGACCAACGAGAAAGCGGACATCGCGTTCCATCGGCGTTTTGACGCCGAGCAGATGCCCAATCTGGTCAAGGACAAGCTGCTCAGCAAGTTCTCCAAGGTACTGGAGTTCAAGTGCCGCCGCATGAACGCGGTTGGCTATCCGTTTGGGCCTAACGAGATGTTTTACGACATCCTTGAGCGGCTCGGCAACCGGGACTGGCAGCTTGAGTACTACGCATTCCTCAATTTGGAGGCTGATTGCTGCCCATTAGCGCCCGAATGGATCGACAAGATGATCGAGTCCTACGAAGAGGCATGGAACAGCGGTAAATCGGCTGCTGGGCATGTTTGTCAGGATCCGGTCAAGGTCCACTTGAACGGCGTTGCGATCTACTCCACGGATTTCTGGCACAAGGCTGGTGCGATGAACATCATCGGTGGTCCCGCCAACATCGCCTACGACGTTCACCACGCCGAGCGTGTGCTGCCGATCTCAATCGACACCACGAACATCCTCTTGGATTTCAATCGCAAGACGATCAGTGCTGAAGACCTTGATCTGATCAACAAGCACGGCAAGCGTCCGTATCTTCTACATGGCGTGAAAGACTCCTCGGCTTTCATCCATGTCCGCAACAAGTACTGCGGTGGTGGCTCCAATGGCGTTCCGATCCGACTGAAGACCGTGTTCACGTACTTCGACATTTGCGCGGAGTACAATCAGGAAGAGCAAAAGCGTCAGATTGACGTTTGGAAGCACGTTTGGAGCGCCTACGGCTACAATCCGATTGTCCTGACTGAGTGGGACGCGAGCAAGAATCCCGTGTACGCCAAGATCAAGCCGAAGCTGGCAACGCTAAAGGGCACGCACTCGCGCAAGAAGGAACTGGCCAGCATTTACCGTTGGCTGGCTTTGGAAAACGTTGGCGGGGGACTGTACCTTGAGTACGACGTGCTTCCCGGTCAGTCCTTTACGAGTGACGACGTACCAACGCCGGATGGCGTGATTGCCCTTGAGGCGAAAGGCATGGCTGCGGTGTCCGCTGATCGTCAGGGGCTCCGCTGCTTCTCGGAAGTTATCGAGAACTTCGACTACGCGAATGCGCAGACTGTGCCAACGGATGCCGACATCCTCGCAAAAGAGGACTCACCGTTTTGGCTGAAGAAAGAACAGCGTTGCGTTAATTGGAACACCCAACGTTGGCCTGAATCAAAACTGGTTCACTTCTCTCTGGCTGCGTGCAAGACGGTATCCGCTAACCCGCACAAGCCGTCCATCATTGAGCAGCACCTGAAGACGCTAAAGCCTTAGGCAAGAATCTGCTCAATCTTCGCACGAATTTCTGGCGTGACCCCACGGCGCGACCAGAAATAGTGAATCGGATAGTCAAGGGGCGCCACGGTGAATGCCTCACCGTGGTGCCAGATGTGAATCGGGTCGAACGTGCCTACAGGCTGTCCGTTGGCCTGACGCTGCATCGGCTTTACGCCCCAACGCGGATCCTCCCAGTACGGTCCCGGCGTAACGACACGGGTCACGATCTGATAACGATCCGCATCATTGATGAGCGAGTACGCGCCCAACGTCGGGAACTCAGTGAACGTCTGCGGGAACTCTTCGCGTTGCAGGAGGACGTACTGCGTGAACGGCATCCGGTGGCGCTGCTCGATGTGGCTGCGCATGCGCGGGTACAGATCGACATGAAACACGGACGGATGGCGCACCATCGTTTCCCACCCCATGTCGCAACCCAGCGCACGATCTACGCACGACTTCCATGAGTACCGATGGTCATAGTGCCGGAAGTCCTCAAAATGTTCGCGCAACAGAATCGGCTTCCCCTCATGCATGAACGTATCGAGGGAAAACTTGTGCTGAAAGATGCAGTCGGAGTCGATGTGAACAACCAGATCCCGGTCTTTCGGAATCCAAAGGTCCGCTTCGCACTTGCAGACTTCGTGATGCAGAAACCCCTTACCAGCAGCAACGTAGTACGACCTCAGGGTAGCATCATACTTTTGTGCCAGATACTTGAATTTGTGCTCATCCTGCGTTGGCACAACGATGGTTATGCCAGCAAACCCGCTACCGAACTTATGGACCGACTTCAGGCAGTATTCCGCAAACTGGTAATCGGGTTCGTAGCTGATCAGGAAGAGTTCTGCTTTCATCTGTAAGTAATAGAGTTGCGTCAGCCTTCGGTAAAGTCTATCATGGCATGCATGTCGAGCACTAACAGTTGCATGATCCCCCCGACCGTTGCGTACCTTTTCAAGGGGGTTGAGGGCATGACCGGGGCGACGGGACCGGTTGGCCCCACGGGTCCGGGTGGTGGGCCTACTGGACAGACTGGCCCTACGGGAGCGACAGGCATTGTTGGTCCGACTGGCCCGACCGGCCCTGCCGGGGCTACCGGAGTTGGCGCAACAGGCGCGAGCGGCATTCAAGGCATTCAGGGGGCTCCCGGCGCAACAGGATCCGTCGGCGCAAGCGGACCACACGGCCCCACAGGGGCTACTGGCATTGTAGGTCCTACAGGTCCCACAGGCGATCAAGGCCCTATTGGCGCCACCGGCATTCAAGGCCCGACTGGCGTTCAGGGTCCAACTGGCCCTGCGGGCGGCCCTACGGGGCCGACAGGCGCACAGGGTGCTACGGGTGCCACTGGACCGGGAACGACCATTGTAGGCACAGCAAACGGCGTTACTGCCCTCAACATTCTTGGCGTTAACACGATCAGCATCCAACCGGATTTCCGCGCAGCCAATTCCGTTGGCTCAAAGCGGTTTATCAGCACACCTACCGGCGCTACTTGGGGCTTCCCGATCAGCAGCGTGGACATGTCCGCTGGTTCCATGCAAACTTTGAACATCTCGGACGACGCCTACATCGAGATGACCAACATCACGGCTGGTCAGGTTTTGTACCTGCGCGTGGTGTGCGATGCCAGCAACCGTGCGCTTAGCTGGCCGGGGCCTTGGGTTTGGCTCGGCTTTGGCGCTCCGGGCAGCATGGGCGCATTTAAGACCGCAATCCTGACGATTTACTCCTACGGCACGACGGAAAGCAACATCGTGGCCTATTGGATTCAGGAGCCGTAATTGGCTAGCCATCAGCAATTGGCAGTAGCTACAGTCATCCGGTAAACAAATGGCAAACAACGACCTTAACTACATCCAGCAGCCTATTGCTACCGCGCAAACAGCCGCTGGCGCTGGCTATCAGGGGGCTACTGGCTTGCAGGGCGCTACAGGCATTGCTGGCCCAGCGGGAGCGCAAGGTCCCGCAGGTATTGATGGCGGGCAAACCGGCGCAACCGGTGTACAGGGTCCGCAAGGCCCGCAAGGTCCAACAGGCATCAACGGTGCCGCAGGCCCAACTGGCGTAGTCGGTCAAACAGGTGCCACCGGCGTCGTGGGTCCAACGGGTGCAGTTGGCCCGACTGGCGTTGGCAGCATGGGCGCAACCGGTGCCACTGGTGCTACAGGCATAACAGGTTCAACAGGAGCCATTGGCGTAACCGGCGGGACCGGAGCAACAGGACCGACTGGCGCTCAGGGCGCAACTGGCCCAACCGGAACATCGTACATTGGTGCTACAGGCATTGAGGGCGCTACTGGCCCTGTCGGGGCAACAGGACCTGAAGGCCCTACCGGCGCAACAGGGGTTGCAGGAGCTACTGGCGCTACCGGACCGGCTGGCGCTACTGGCGTTGGGTCTACAGGTGCCACTGGGGCAACTGGCGTGGCAGGCCCCGCTGGTGCTACAGGCGTAACTGGTGCTGGCGTCACGGGTCCAACGGGAGCAACCGGCGTCGCAGGGGCCACAGGCGCTACGGGGCCATCTGGCTTGGGCGTTACTGGTGTCACCGGAGCTACCGGCGCAACTGGCATTACCGGCACCACCGGTGCGACTGGCCCTCAAGGCGCAACTGGCGTTAACGGCGTAACCGGGGCGACAGGCGTTACAGGCGCTACCGGTTTAACGGGTCTTGCTGGCGCGACGGGTGTTGCTGGGGCTATCGGCGCAACTGGTGTAAATGGCCCCCAAGGAGCGACCGGTCTGACAGGCGCTACAGGAACAACCTTTACAGCTAAAACCACGCTCGGTCCCGCGCGCAGACGCTACTTTGACGGATCAACAACCGCGCCTACTCAGGACGTTTTCTATCAGGACGTTTTTAACGTCAAGGACTACGGAGCTTACGGTAATGGCACAAACGATGACTACGCTTCGATTTTAGCCGCAATCACTGCGGCCCTTGCTGCGCCAAACGGGGGCACGATCTACTTCCCGACAGGTTCCTATTACATCGGAACTAGGATAACTATCACAACAACCGTTGACATTCGGTTTTACGGCGACGGAGAGAGCAGTCGATTGCTGATGCAGAATGCTTCTGGCCTTTTCGACATTACGCTTTCGCAAGTAGAGCCAGTCCCCTTTGTCAGTCCATTTTCACCGCCGCCTACCGTTGAATTTTACAACCTTCGCATGATTTCTAATGCGACGGGCCTAGGCATTGCAATCCGAGGAAGGTACACAACTGGCGGCATTCCAACAAACCAACATCTGAATTCTATGTTGGTCATGGACAGCGTATCAATGATTCCGCCTGCTAGCGGCGCTACACGATGGACAACGGCTCTTCAATTGGACTCCGTATTCAACGGAGTGGTAAACAACTGCATTTTTAACGGTACTGGCTTTTTTTCAAATGCTGGCATCTCCATTGTTAAAAATTCAGTCAATCTTTCGGTCTCCAACACAGGCATTAACTTTTTTGAAACCGGAATCAAGTGCTTGGTTTACGATGAAGGTTTGGCAATTTCCAATACGATAATGGTTCCTGTTGTGTATGGCGTTGTATTCAAAAGTGACAACTCAACGGCTGCTGGAAGATCTACTTACTTTACAATGACCGGTTCGCATATTGATGCGAAAACAACTCAAGGTATTGCGGTAGACGTTGAATTTTGTTCTGCCGTTTGCTTGTCAGGAAACGTGTTTATTGCGGGAGACGATCCAGCGTCTCCGGTTGCTGTTGTCAAATTTGCACGGGTTTTTGAAAGCACCATTACCGGTTGTCAAATTTACGGCAATGCAAATAAAGGAATTTGGCTATTGGGCGTTACCGTAGGAGCCACAACGTTTCCGTCGCAAGGCGTCTCTATTGTAGGGTGCAATTTTCGCGGTCAGCCAAACAACATTTATGCCGAGGCCGCTTCTCGTCAGATTCTGACGGCAGACAATACAGCAACAGACAATGTTACAAGCCCTTCCAGCTTTTTCAATCTAATCAACACGGACGCCGGGGTTGATAATTTTATTGGAGAAAGCATCGGCATTACTGGCGTTTTGACGATTCCGGCAGGCAACCCGACCACTGCAAATTTCAACGTAGACATTTCGAAAGCGGGACTGGGCAAAAAACCGGACGGCATTGCCGTTGACATCACAAGCGACACAAGTGTTTGCGCTCAGTACGATTGGGATTCCGGCTCCAGCACGAAAACCAATGCCGTAATCCGCTTGTTCAAGTACGATGGAACCGCACTGACTACCGGTGGCGTTTATCGCTACTCGCTGCGCGTTGGCCCGTAATTGCTCCACCTCACCTTCAACTGCTAAACTGATCCTATGTCCTGCAACCAAAATTACTACGGAGCTACGGGCTGCTTGCAGCCGTTTGACTCGATGTGCCAGCCTCCGGTTCCTGTAGCAACAGTTGTTGCGGGACCGCAGGGGCCAACCGGCCCAACTGGTGCCACAGGCCAGACCGGCATTCGCGGTCCATCCGGCCCCACTGGCCCGATTGGTCCCACGGGTCCGCAGGGTCCGATTGGCCTCAAGGGCGACACTGGAGCAACTGGTATGACCGGTCCCGCCGGATCAAGTGCTCCTGTGGCCATTTTCACGGGCAAGATCTGGGAGCCGATCTATCCATACTCTTCGGAACTTTCGGCGTACAACAACGCTCGCGCTACCATCAACCTTGGCAATGTGCCTTTCGCGAGCGGTCAGTACCTCTTCCACCTTGAGACTCAAATCGGCTGGAACGGCAATCCGTCTGGTCAGAACCAGCGCAATGGCTGGCTGTGGATCAGTCAAATCGAGGCCAACGCCAGTACGGGTTACATGGCGAAGTGGAACTGGGCACGCATCAAGAATGGCGGATCCGGTTTCAACTACGGTGAGGTCGAGAGCTACAGCCACCAGTTCATCGCCACGGTTGCACAGGGCCAGAACATCTACGTCGAGACGACCGATGACGGTCCTTTCCTGCTTGGTGCGCAGCTCACGGTCTTCAATGTGCCGAGCTACGTGATCAACATGTAACGCGCCAATCACTTAACCACCACTACCATGACCGAAGAGCAACGCGAACGGGCTTTCCCCATCCACATTGAACTTGGCGAAAAAGCCGATGATATTGAAATCACTCCGAAAGGCGTCAAGAAGGGCAAGAAGCGCACTGTCTATCCTACGCTCTACATTGCTAACGTGGATGGGCTGCAAAACATCCCGGCTGAGGGATGCATGCTTGTCGATTTCAAGCGCCGCAACCTGTCGGTCAATGAAAACGACAAGGGCGAAACCACTGCGTCCGTTGAAATTGAGATCCGCACTATCTGTCTTGAAGAGGAAGAGGAAGACACGGACACGGACGACATGATCGACAAGATGTACAAGAAGTCGAAGAAGGTTGTCGGTGACGACACAGAGGAAGACGAAGACGAAGAATAACCTATGCTAACCCATGGCCAACCCATTTTGGGATACCCGACCCTTGGAGAGATTATCGAAGCCTCCAAGAGCCGGGACATCCTTGGCATCGAGGACCGTAGCTCGATCATCGACTACATCCAACGCGCAATCGAGTTGGCGACGTGGAAGGCGCAATGGAACCCGTACATCGGGACCATGGACATCTGCTCGGATGCCTGTGGCGTGGTTACGCTTCCTAGCGAGGTTGGCGTCATCCTTGCGACCAACGTTGGTGGCTTTCCGGCGCAGTTCCGCAATTCGTGGTTTGAGTACCACATCAATGGTCCGGGCACGGAGAGGATGCCGGGACAGCCTTGGGGTGGCGGAATTGGCCCGGATACTGGCTACATCTGGGATGATCGGGGAACCTCACCTGTATTTCAGGACCTCAACAACTGGTCGTACCTCGCGGCGTTTGTAGAGAACCCTGCCGATGGCTTGGGTGACAAGTCCATCACGGTGTACGGTGACACGATGGACCCCGGCTACAATGATCGTTTCGTCACGATCCAGATCCCACTCCTCAACGGCTACGCGGCAACTGACGCCAACGCGACTCAGTTGAAGCGGATCACTCGCGTGGTGAAGCCGGTAACGCAGGGCTACGTGAAGCTGATCGCATTCCCCGGCCAGCAGCAGGCTCAGGGTCGCACGCTTGGCTGGTATGCGCCGTCCGAAACGGATCCGCAATACCGCCGCATCCGCGTCAACGCTGCCTGCAAGTGGGTGCGCGTGAAATATCGCCGCAGCGAACTGAAGATGGTGAACGACACGGACATCGTGCCCTTCCCGTCCAAGCAGGCAATGCTGCTGCTCCTTAAGAGCATCCGCCTTTTCGAGACCAACAATATCGACATCGCACAAGCTTACGAAAACAAGGCTGTGGCCATTCTCCTTGAGCGCACGCTCATTGAGGACGGTCCCGCCACCTTCAAGCTGCAAGTCGAGCCCAGCTTTGGTCTCGGCTGCACTGACTACCGGTAATCCATGGCGCTAACAGTCCCACCGACCAGAACGTTCAAAGATGTCATTGGACTTACTGGGGGCGTCAACAGCTACGTTGACCCTCAGTTTGTCGGTGACGACGAGGTGCGCTGGGCAGAGAATGCCGTCAACAAGGGCGGCATCTGGCAGACGCGACCGGGATTTGATAGCATCGTGGCGCTCGCTTTCAACAGCAGCAGCGGTGAGTTCTACAACTGGTGGTTGGCTAACGGTCAGCCGACTGTGCACCCCCAGTTCTTCACGGTTTTTCAGCCGACTGGTGGCGATCCTCAGTTTGTCTTCGCGGTGTCCGGTGCGGTGTTTTACTGCCGCATCAATGCAGACCGCACCATCGACAAGCCGCGTCTTATCACGTCCATCAGCTTTGATGCGAACGTAACGCAGATTTGCGCAACGCAGGTCGTCCAGACTGCTAGCCTTCAGAACGGCGCATACGTGGTGGTGACGCCAGCCAACCTGCTGATGATGCAGGACGGAGTCAGTCGCGCAGCCTTCTGGGATGGCGACTCCGGTGGTCACCTGAATCCCATCAAGAAATGGACGACCGATGACTTCGGCAGCACCATCTACGTTGACGGCTACAACCAGACCCGCATGGGCCGTTGGATGGCGTGGTCAGCCAATCGTCTTTGGGTGGCCAACGGCAACCAAGTCTTTGCCTCTGACCTTGGAGACCCGCTGCACTTCACGGAAGAGACCGTACTGGTCAACATTCCGTCGTTCACGTTTCCGGACGAAGTCACTGGCCTGATTGATCGCGGAACCTCGGGCGTGCAGCAGAACCTGCTGTTTGTCGGAACCAAGAACGGCATCTTTACCATTCACTCTGGCGTCCAGAATCGCGGCTACTGGGTGATTACGGAAGACTTCGTTCGCAAGGTCTTTGCTGGCGTGTCCTGCGTGTCCCACAAGTCCATGATCACGCACATGGGCCTGCTGTACTGGTACACAGAGAACGGCATCGTATCTTTTGACAGTCTTGGCACCATCACGTCCACGCAGTCCTTGGTGCCATCGGACAGTGAAATGGCGTACTCCAAATTGCAGATGGCATACGACAAGTCGGCCATTTGTGCGGGCTCCTTCGATAGCTACGTTTGGTGGTCGGTTCCGGTTGCGGTCAAGCCTGAGGACCCGCAGTACAAGGCGACTCATGGCGGGCGCATCTACAACGGTCACACGCAGGTGATGGACCGCATTGTCATGCCCATTGACATCAAAGTCTCTACGGCAGCGTCCTTGGTGAACAGTCAATGGCAGGGCGTATGGACCGGTATTCGGCCCATAGAATGGGCTACAGCGAACATTGGCGGGCGGGTGCGTACCTTCTGTATGTCCATGGATTACGATGGCGTAATTCGCATTTGGGAGGGGTTTAACGGCAATCGCGCGGACAACAACGGATCGATCAAGTGGACAATCGAGACGCGGGCGCATGCCATGACGGATAGCCCCTTCTCGCAGGCGGTTTTCCGGTACTTCCGCCTGCTGTTGACACAGGTTTACGGTACGTTGGAAATGAAAGGCTACTGGAAGGGCCTGCGCGGCAAGTACCATCAGTTGCTGGACACGTCGGTCTATGCCACGCCGGGATCCGTCCTGCTGAACAACCCAAACTACTACCCGTTAACCAACACCACCATCAATGAAAACTTCTCAAAGCAGACGCGCGACATTCTCTCTAAAGACAACAGAGCTAAAGAGTTATGTACTTCTGCTATGGTTGAGTCTCCTAACCAAGACGACATCGACCGTGCGTTCAGCTTACTGCTTCAGTTTGAGGGCATTGGTGCGCTTAAAGCGTATCGTCTGGCAGTAGACTACAACCCGGACAACACGGAAGGCGCTGTGGTGCCGCCGGAAACAGGACAAAGAGTCCTCCCGGAGTCTTCCTGCCCCAAGTACTACCCCGGCACCAGTCAGGCGTACACGTTGGTCAAACGCGACAGCATGGAAGTACTGGTTCCTGTTGTAAATCAGTACATCGAAACTGGCTATGTGCCGCAGTACCCGTCTTGATTGCCTCAACCAACTGACAGTGATAAAGTAACGTTATGCCGACCTCGATTCCGATCACCCTCAACGCCAACCCCGTTCCTGTTGGCATTCAGGCGGTTAATATCAATGACTTGCTGAGCATTGTTGCGGAATACGTCAGCGGCACGATCTCGCAGAACGTCAGCTTCTTCATTCAGGGGTCCACGCCCCCGCAGAGCAATCAGGGCATCTTCTACAACACGACCACGCGCCGCTTCGAAGACTGGAGTTCGACCGCAGGCGCATACTTGCCGATCACGGAGAACTCGGTTGGCGACCTCAAGGTGGCGCTGAGCCAAGTGGATGATCCCGCCAACGGATGGATCCTGCTGAACGGTCGCAGCATCAACAGCCTCAGCAACATCACCCAGTTACAGAAGAGCAACCTTGAGACGCTCTTTGGGGTGAATTCGTCACTGCCGAACTACTCCTTCCTCGGAGCATTGGTTGGCTTGCCGTCCTCTGGGGCATTCAGCGCAATCACCAACAACCCCATTCAGCCCAACGTGGGTGCGATTGGTTCGATCAACATCGGCAGCACTTACGACCAGACGCAAATCACCACGCTGCGCAACAACACCGAGACCCTGCTTGGTTCCACGAACAACCTCCAGTCGGTTGTTTCGCAAGTTCAGGCCACTTCTGATCAAGTACTCAACTCACTGCTCACCGGTAGCGCGATATTCGGACCCCGTTGGTTCGTGTTCTGCGGCTATCCGTCCTAACGATGGAAAACGACGCCCTGACAATCCGGCTGATGCAGTATCAGGAATTGGATGAAGTCATCCGGGTTGGGCAGAAGTTCTTTGATGAGGGATTTTTGATCGGGAAACTCAAACCGGAGGTATTCAAAGCCAACTGGACAAGCATCATCACAAACTCAAAGGGCGCGATCATTGGTGCGCTGCGAGGACCCAAGTTGATTGGCGTCATGGGATTTGTGATTGCGAACGACCCCAACGATGGAGAGTTGGTTTCGCAAGAGATGTTTTGGTTTGTGGATCCTGAGTACAGAAAAGGCGAAGGCATCAAACTTTTGAACACATACGAGAAAGTTGCGCAGCATATTGGCGTCAAAAGAATTGGCCTCGTTCACCTGCTAGGTGATAATAATAAGACACTAAACAAACTTTACGTTAGAAAAGGATACCGCCCCATGGAAACCCACTACTTCAAGGAGATTTCGTAATATGGCTATTGGAACCACAGCAGCCTTGGTCATGGGCGGCGCGACTGTTGCTAGCTCGCTTGTGCAGCGCAATGCCGCCAAGAAGGCTCAAGCCCAGATCGACAAACTTCAGTATAACCCCATCGATCTGGCGAAGCTCCAGACCGATGCGCGTGAGAACGCCGAGCAGAACCTCGCGAAGTCGATTGCTCTTGAGCAGAAGTACATGCCGCAGGTTTCTGCTGCGCGTTTTGAGCTTCAGAGCCAGATTGCTCAGGACCTTGCTCGCGGTGGCAAACTTCCCCTTGATGTCGCCAATCAAGTAACGCGGTCCAGCATGGCTCAGGCTGGTGCTGGCGGCTTTGGCGCTGGCCCGCTCACTGCTGGTCAACTTGGCCTCACGTCGCTTGACCTTCGCGCCCGCGCACAGGAACGCGCCAACGCATTCCTTGCCGCCAACCAGCTTCCCGTCTCGGGGCTTGATCCGGGTGCTCTGGCTTCCGCTACAATCTCACAGAATCAGGCCCAGAACCAGTTCGACCTCAGCAAGGCTGGCGCTCAGGCCAACCTAATCCAGTCGCAGGGTAATGCTATGTCGAGCATGATTGGCCAGCTTGGATCCCTCGGGGGCATGTATTTCGCCGGTGGCGGTTCCACCAACTTGCCGACTTTTGCGGACTCTGCTGGCAAGGGCGGCACCATGATCAATCCTTTTGGTGCTGGTGCGCCGCGCATCTCGCCAACCAACACCAGCATTCTAGGTGGCGGATTCGGTTCGTCCAACATTACAACCCCGACAAGCGGCGGGTTTAATTTTGGTCCTCGTTTCTAAGGTAAAAACTTTTACACCATGGCTAACCCCACATCAGGCTTTCAGCTTAGTAAGTTGCCCGAGCCCCTGAGCATCCCGACCAATATCGGTGTGGTCGATGTTGGGCAGATGCAGAAGGCGTACTCCAACGCCATGCAGAACGTGCAGGACACGGCACTGTTTGGCCAGCGTGTAGCCGCGCAGAAAGCAGCCTTGGACTATCAGGAGCAGTTGGCCCGCCAACAGAGCCGCTTGCTCTCACCGCAGGAACAGGCGCTGGTTGCCGGTTACCGCGCGGATCAGCTTGCCAAGGAGAATCTTGCAATCGCATCTGGGGCTCAGCGTCCGTATGTTGCGCCAACCGCACGCGCAGCCGCTGGTGGTCAACTTGCGGGTGCCGAAACAGGAGAAATTGCTGCTTTAGCTGAACGTGGATTGGCTGTTCCGGTCGGGCAAAGCAAAGCACTGAGTGGCTTCTACGGTGCTGAGGCTGATCGCGCAATTCAACAGAAACGGTTGCAGGGCGGTGGCGTTGCGATTGAAAAAGTTCCACTTGGTGGCGGTATTGAGCTTCCGATTGTAGTTGGTACCGGTGGCGGCGTCACGCAACTTGGCGGCACGATTGCCGGTCAGATGCTGTCGCGGGGCGTTACTGGCGAGTACACGACCACAACCAACGTCTTTACAGACGCGGCAGGAAATCAATTTGCCGAGCGCACACGCTTTCAGACTCATCCCAACGGATCGAGATCGGTTCTGACAAAGACGGTTGTCCCATACAGCCCCGACCTTAGAGACGAAGTAGTTCAGTACCCGATGGGTCAAGGAATGATGGGAGCGCAGCCGACGCCTCAGGCTGCTCCTCAGTCTTTTCCGCAGCGCCCGTTGGCAACCTTTGGCGGGGAAACAATCGCTGCGCCTGATACAAGGCTGATGCCGGGAAGGGCAGGTAGCGCACTTGCTGCTGCCGCTCCTGCTCCGGCACCGGCACCCGCTCCAGCGGCTCCAGTTGACACGCGCATTCAACCGTCACCGTTCTTGCCCACTCCGAGTGCTGGTGCGCCCGCTGCCGCACCCGCAAAGCCGGAAACGGTCGTATTGCCGTGGCTGCAAAACCGCGAGGTTACCGTTGATTCGCCGCTGGCAAAGACGGAAATGGAATTCGACAGGCTGCAATCAAGTAAAGCGCCACAGGCTCAGTTAAAGGGCGACGTGGCCAAGGACTTCACGGAATATCAGCAAGAGGCCACGCTTGCGGCGCAAACGCTGCAAACCAAGATTGACGCTCTCTCTCGACTTAAGGTTGCTGCTGAAAAAATTGAACGCGATGGCGTCGGTACTGGAGCATGGCAGAAGTACGTACCCGCTGACTTGCTTCAGTTGATGGGCGATCCATCAAAGCAAGATTTCGTTTCTTCGGTTAACGAACTTGTCAACAAGCTCTCCGAAGACACCAAGTTCCGCAACTTCGCGGTGGTTGACCTCATTCGTGCGACCAAGCCTGAGCCTTCGGACGACCCAAGCGTGGTTACGTCCAAGATCGATTACTTGGCGAAGGGACTGAGCCGTTGGCAGGACGCCGCCCTTGCGGCAAACGAGGGCTTGAGCCGTGGGCTTCCACCGAATCAAGTCCGTCAGGTCATTACGCGCAATTTCAGCAACGTTCCTTACGAGAAATTCGCGCGACAGAACCCCGGCGCACCGATGTCTCGCAAGACTGAAAGCGCACCAACCAGAACTGAATCATTACCGATGAGTTCTAGTGGTGGGTTAATGCTATTCGACGAATGGCTAAAAGATCGACGCGCAAATAAGCCTAACGCCAATAAATAATGGACTCGAAAGGTACTACCGTGCCCGCAGACGCTACTCCTGAAGAGCGGCAAGAGTACGAGCAGTACGTTGCCGACTACAAGGATTACACGAAGTACGTTACCGATGGCACGCGGGAACTAGGCAACGCACTGCGTGCCAATCCCGATGACGATAACGCCTACAATGCTTATCGTGATGCCGTAAAGACCTACTACACGGTTCAGGGCGGGGCCAAAGGCGATCTGATTCCTGACGAGAACACGGTCAAGAATTTGGTTGAGGGCGGTAAGCAATTCTTTGGTGCGCAATGGGAGTCGGCCAAGAAAGCGGCAAGCGGCGTAAACCCGCTACAAGCTCTGTATGGACAGCAAGCCGGTGCTGCTGCGGCAATTTCCGATTTGGGCGTCATGGCCCTACAGGGCGTTTCGTGGCTTGGCGAAAAGGCTCTGGCGGAAGCTGGTCAGTACGAAACCGCTGCTGAACGTGCGGCTGGCAGATTGCGCGACACCGCAAGGTACGAGGCTGGCGTTCAAAAGTACCTTAGACCGGAAAGCGAACAGGGGCAGGGCGTGTTTGACATCAGTCGCACGGCAACAGGCTTTGCTTTGCCGGTTGGCGGAATTGCCAAGGGCGCAAAGACTGCTGGTGTTGCGGCTGAGGCTGCTGAAACTGCCGCAAAAGCTGGCAGGTTTGCGGCAATGTCAGAAAAGGCAGGCGGTTTTGCCGGTAGGGTTGTTGGACGTGCGGGCGGGCCTTTGGGTAAAGCCGTAGGCGAAGAAATCGGGTCTGGGCTTGGTCGCGCAGTTGGCACAACGATTGAGCCTGTAGTCGATGTTACCGCTGGCACCGCGAAGGGTGCTCTTACTGGCGGAACCGTGGGTGGCGTGCTTGGCGCTGGCACGGTTGGCGCACAGGAACCCGTTGGCACGCCACTTTCGCGTGGCGTTGCTCCCGGCGTAATAATGGGCGGTGGTGCTGGTGCGTTCCTTGGAGGCAAAGCTGCTATTGCCGAACGAAACGCTCCGCGCCCCGCAGATGCGTTCCGAGACTTTGATGGTGGAGGAGCGGTTCGTGTTGATCAAAACCGCTGGGCGATGGAAACCGGTCTTGGCGTTGGCGAACAAGCGCAAAAATTCTCTGGTCCGACGCGAGAAACGCTTCATCGGGACACGCTTGGTTCGTATCAGAACATGCAAGCCAATCCGCGCTATGGTGCGGACGATTCGGTCATGCGCTTTGGGTATGATCCTGAGACGCGCACCATGCAGGTGGTGATGAGCGAATCAACCAAGGGGGACTACGTACCGCGTGATCGCTACGTTTACCAGAACGTGCCACCTGAGCTTGCGCAGCGTATCATCGATTCTCCCAGCATTCAGGCCGAATTGAACGCAATTGCCGGGGAGGGCGGGTACGGCGTTCGCATGTCGCGCCCCGTAATCACGGACGCGCAACTCAATTCGCTGATTAACGACCTCAACACAGGAAAGTTGGATTTTCATCCTGAGTGGGGCTTCAGCAAGGGAAGCGGTACGCCTCCTGAGTTTCAGTTTCGCGTACCGGAAATCTCCAAGACCGAACCAACTACTGCTTCTTCTGGCGACATTGGAAGCAAGGAATGGAATCCCGCGTTTTTTGAATTTGTCGGGAAAAAGGCTGGCGAAGCCTACAAAGGCGTTCGCGAAGCCTTTGGTACGATGGAAGAGGGCGAGCGTACTCCAGCCGCTTCAGAAAGGGTCAGTGACGCTGACATCGCACGATTCCGGCGTGAATCGCGCACCCGTGGGACTCCTGTAGAAGAGCCACAGAAGGCGCTTGGCGCTGCTCCTGAGCGACGTGCGTTGGCTGCTGCTGCTCCGTTGCCCGAGCCGCAACCCGTTCTTGGCACAACCGAGGTCCGTAGGCCGATGCTTCAGGAGCCTACTGAGCGAGTCCAACGTCGAGAAGACGTGGAAGCGGCTTTTGCGGAAGAGGATGCTCGTTTGGCGCGTGAGGAACAGATCCGCCAGTCGCCCCTTGGTGCTGAAGCCCTTCGCGGAACGCTCAAGAAACGCGCGCAGGACGCTGAACGTCGTCAGCGTTACAAGGAAGAGGGCCGCGTGCCGCTCGCTTCGTATCGCAAGAAAGCTGGCGTGGAGTTCCCGCCATCCGAAGAGGCTCTTCGTCAGGCCAACGTTGAGGCAACGCCTGCTCCAGTAACCAAGGAGCCTGATGCTCCGTTTGAAGCGTCCGCAACCGTACCTCCGGGCAAGACAGCCCGTGACGCGAAGCGCATGTCGCAGCGCATGCGCGAGATCGATGCGGAGCTTATGGGCACGTCTGGCCCGAAGACTCGCGTCAAGCTACTGGAAGAGCGCCTTGAGCTTGCTGCGGAACTGGGCAACGAGAAAGCGGCAGAGGCCCTATCGAAGTGGCAGCAGCCAAATGTCGAGGCTGAGTTCTACTCCGATGTTCGCAAACTGGTCAACGAAAGCGGCATCACAAACGATCCGAAGTACAAGAACGCTGGCGAGGTAAACTTGCTGCGTGAAAGCGGAATCAACTTCAAGAGCTTCAAGAAAGGTGGCAAAACCTTGGATGAGCTTGGCGAAACGATTGCCGAGAAGGCTGTTGAGTATGGCTTGATGCTTGGCGATCAGGCTACGTGGGACATCAACAGCACGACCCGTTTCATTGCGGATGCGTTTGCTGCTCCACGCACTGCTGAGCCTCCCGTTGTTGGCCAACCCCCGATTGAGGGTCGCGCTGTGAAACCCAAGCAGTCCGCGCCCAAGAAAGCTAAGGCAGAGTCCGAGGAAGTGACCTCGGTTAAGGACCTTCGCGCCCAGAAGAAGAAGGCAGCTATTGCGGAGGAGCTTGCTGGCAAATTCGCGGAACCTGCTCCGAAGGGCGGCAAAAAGGTCACGCTTGAGCAGCCTGCGGAAAAACCGGCACCCGCCAAGACAAGCACGCCCCCCTCTAAGCCCACAACCAAGTCTTACGAGGACGAGATCTATCGAATCTCTCAGGTGGTTCCTCCGGGACCTGTTTCCCCCAAGGTGGTAGGCATGATCGCGGACGGCGTTGTGAAAAAGGGCCTGTTGACCGCTGACGAGGTTTCTGGAGTCAGGAAGATCAGCGATCTTAACAAGCTTCTACAGGATAAGATCGATGCTAAGAAGGAAACCGGCAGCAAACAGTACTGGAGCGCGGAAAGCCTCAACCTAGAGTCGATGAAAACGTCGCCCAGCGAACGTTCCGGTGCTGCGCCTTACACGCTGATTGTCGATGGCAAGACCAAGAGGTATTGGAGCCTCCCTGCCCTCGACAAGGTCTTGAAGTCAATCTCCTCGGAGAAGCCGAGAATCTTCAAGAACGCCGACAAGGGCATCACCATCAACTTCGATTCGTAAGGTTAGCGGATCCTGATGCCTGTGAAGTTGGGGCGGATGTTGTCGGCAAAGTAACCGCCCTTGCTGGCGGCATTGATCAGCCGCTCGTACACACCCTTGGGTACGTCCCGGTACAGGTATCGGGCACCGCTGTTGAACTCAACAGTCATGGTCTGGCTGTTTTCGTCGTAGCTGACCTCATCGATATTGCTGCTTGAGACTTTCATGCTTGATTTAGGCATGACGCTGCCTATCAAGGCAACTGAAATTCATGAGCAAACCAACGCTGCACGTACTGGGACTGTTTCACACGATTCCGAACAGTGACTACCATCACTGCGCGTTCACCCAGAAAGCGTTCCGCATCCCGAAAATGATGCAGCCGCTTGGTTACCCGTGTATCGAGTACCACAACGGAACGTCGGAATCCGCAGCAGAGACCAAGGTGCAGATGCTGACCGAGCAAGAGCTTATGGCGGCAACAGGACGCCACCAGAAGACGGCTTTCCACGGCAATACAGCGGTTTTGGGATCCAAGCAGTGGACTGAGTTCGACAAGCGCCTGAAAGCCGCGCTACCGAAGTACCTGAAGGACGGCGACATCGTGTGTCACCCGTTTGGTCGCGCCCACATGGACTTGGTGAAGATGTTCCCGAACGTCTACCACGTCGAAACCGGCATCGGATACCCGGATCCCGACTTTGGAGCTTTCCGCATCTTCGAAAGCTACGCATGGATGCACTATCACTACGGCAAGACGCTCCATTTTGACGGCAACGGGCGGCTTTGCTTCGGCTCGGATCACCTTCCGGTGCAGGGGTCGGGCGGCAAGGAGTACAACTGGATCGTCCCGAACTACTTTGACCTTGATGACTGGGACTATCAGCCGAATCCCGGCAAGTACCTGCTCTACTACGGTCGAATCTGTCCCGAAAAGGGTCTGGATGTCGTCAAAGCCATCGCTGAGGCCATTGACGAGGAGATTTGGGTGGCGGGACAGGGTTCTTTGGACCCGTGGAAGCACCCGCGTCTCAAGTACATTGGTCCGGTAACCGGTAAGGCTCGTTCTGACCTTGTTGGCAACGCCAAGGCGCTTTTGATGCCAACCCGCTACATTGAGCCCTTCGGTGGAGCCGGGGTCGAGGGCCAGCTTTGCGGCACACCGCTGATTGCCTCCAATTTCGGCTGTTTTGCGGAAACCATCGACCACGGCTGGACCGGTTACCGCTGCAACACCCTCGGAGACTATCTGGAAGCCATAGAAATGGTCAACGCGGGCGCTATAAGCCGCGAAGCCACCGCAACAAGGGCTAGGAACCTCTATTCGATGGAAACCTGCGCAAAACGCTTTGACGCCATCTTTGCACAGATTGCCGACCTTCGCAGGCCCGCAGACGACCCACAGGGGAGTGGCTGGTATCACCGGAAGGGTCACATCGTCCACTTGCCAAACTGATGCGCAAGGTAATCTTCTTCGTGGACTATGAATGGGCGCTGGGGTCCATTCATTACGAGCTTTGCAAGCATCTCTGGATGGCTGACATTGACGCTCAGGTGCTGCCTTGGCATCGCGTCTACAACTCGCTTGAGATTCAGGAACTGGACGCCAATACGGATCTCTGGGTTACCCTACCGCAAGGCTGGGACGCCCTGAAGAGCTACGGCATAAACAGGCCAGAAAAAGTGGCCTTAGTGGCCCATGCGGTGGTCGATCTGCACAAGATGAAGACCAAGATCCCGCACGACGAGTTCATGCGGTTCAAGAGGACCGCAGCAGTCAGCCAGTTCTTGTGCGAAAAAGCGTGGGAAATCGATGTGCCAAGGGTGCTCAAAAACGTACCCGTAGGGATCAATGTAGACCGTTTCCGAGCCGATCCGTCCTTGTCACTGAAGACCGTAGGTTACGGGGGCGTATTCATGAGCCGTCAGGACTCCGCGCAACCAACACCGGGGCAGGAGCTTGAGCCGCGATTCAGCAAGCGTAGCTACCTCGCAGAGGAAGCCGCCAAGGAGGCAGGATTGAAGTTCTCAGCCGCCAGTACGTACCACACGTCGTACATGGGCATGCCGACCTACTACCGCAACGTGGACTGCGTGATCATTCCGTCCCTTGAAGAGGGTGCCGGTATGCCAGCACTTGAGGCTGGCGCGGCAGGGCGATTGGTGATCGGCACGGCAGTCGGGCATTGGATGGACCGCATTGGCTCGCATGGCGGCATCGCGGTGTCAAAAGACGAGACGGAGTTCATGCGCGAGACCATCAGGCTCCTGAAGTTCTACCGGGACAACCCGCTGGCCTATCAGGACAAGTGCTGGGAGATACACGAACGCGCAAGGGCTTACGACTGGCACAATTTTGTGCCCAGTTGGGTCAAGCTGGTGACATAAAAAAGGGCTCACCCTTTCGAGTGAGCCCCAGAGTTCGTCTAACTAGACGAAGCCTTAGACGCCGCTAATGCCACTGCAAGAAGTGACATTATCGTTCTCAAGGCAGCGATGGTAGAGGATCGGCAGCACGAACCACGGATAGATCGGGCGATAAGCGCGACCGAGCTGGAAGGCCAGCACGCCGTAGTTGCGGAAGAAGTTCTGCACCATGTCCGGGTAAGCGCCGAAGATGACTTCGCCACCGAACATCTGCTGAGCCCACTTCACGCGGCCCTCGCCAACCCACTTGGCCGGAACCTGACGCTCGAAAGAGTTACGAGCGAACAGGAAGCCTACTTCGTGCGAAGCGACCAGCCAGCCGGGGTTAACGACCTCAATGTTGCCAGTCGTACCGGCAACCGAAACATACGGCTCAACCGCGACGTAGGTGGAACCCGTCCAGTTGTAGCGCAGCGGACGCTGGTCCTCACCGAAGTCGATACCACGGAACATCGGCTTGAAGATGTAACTGAGGTTACCCTTCTTCGACTCCGAGTCACCGGACATCGAGCCAACGCCCAGCGGACCAATCGGGTACTGCGTGTAGCCACCGGGGCCAGCCGCACCACCGAGGTCATTACGCAGGGCCTCAAGGATGTCAGCGGAACCGATGAAGCGGACGTGAGCGGCATCACCCTCACCGAACTTCCACGCAAGGAGGTCCTGCGTGAGGTAGCGGGCGTAGTGGTGGAGCAGCGCAAACGTCAGACGCGCATTCGAATACGTATTCGGGAGCGGCGTGTCGATCTGCTGCTGACCACCGGAGATGGTCGAGTAGAACGAAACACCAGACTGCACGATAGCCTTAACGCCCGAGCGGGTGAACATTTCACCACGCACGTCAGCGTTGATAAGCTCCGTGGAGTACTGCTGCACAGCCTGAAGCTGGCTCGTCAGGGACTCCTTGAAGGCATTGTAGGCCACGTTCAGGGCAATCACATCAGAGAAGTCCTGATAGATCTTGGCCTGATACTGGTAGGACGACGTACCGGACTTGCTGTTGCCAGCATTGGAACCGATGTTCGTCACGTTGCCCATGGTCACGAACTGCGGGAACGTCATGGACGTACCGGGGACGGTACGACCCTGAACGACCGAGACGTGGATCGGGGACACCTGAGCCTCAAACGTCTTCTGCGGGAGGACGGAGAGGTAAGGCACATTGGCAGCAAGAGCCGCACCGATGGGCGCAATGATGCGCGTCGGGTCAGCCGCGAACAGTTGAACCGCTGTCGGAAGATCGACAAACGCGGGAGTAGGAGTGATAGGCATTTTCTAACGTGAGTTGGTTTGTTTTTTGCAATGGTTTCGCAGCCATTACTACTGCCATCCGGTGGGTAGTTCCAGATGTCCTAGACCCGTTTGCTCACAGCGGGTGGGAGAGCGCGACGTTTCCGTTAGACCCCTGCAAGGCAAACGATAGCAAAAGTCGTTTGCTCTTGTCAATAGGGATAGAAGTATGCAATAAACATCGCAATGGGGCGATGAACGCTAACTACTACACGGATGATAGCCGGAAGTGTCGTTTTTCACTGGATTACGTCACTCCGGGTTACCGTGGCCTAGCGTGGGCAGTTCTCCTCAAGGCGATTGAGGACGGTTGCAGCCGAGAATGGCTGTTGGACATCGTCCGGTACTACGACATCTCGCTGGATGACGAGCTTTTGAGCCGATTGCCCGCCAACAAGATCAAGGTCAACGGACCAAGCCGCGAAATGATCGGCATCCACTTCGAACACTCCGACGTGCGGCGTAAATCATTGCTCTCCATGCAGGATGGGCTGTACATTAGAGGGCTCGCGAAGGTTGCCTCTGGCAACAGGAAATGATACTTTAACACTATGTCGTGCAACCCGTGTTCAACGCCTAATTGGTGTACGCCTCCCAACTTTGACGTTCTGTTCCCTGACCTGATTGGGCCTACAGGTGCTACTGGCGTGCAGGGGCCAACCGGTGCACAGGGTGCGACCGGCCCGCAAGGCGCTGGTGCGACGGGTATCCAAGGTCCGACCGGAGCAACTGGTCTTACGGGTGCAACCGGCGTTATCGGCGCAACCGGCGTGCAAGGATATCGAGGCGCTACAGGTATCGAAGGCCCCACAGGCGCAACGGGCTCTCTCGGTGCTACTGGTCCGCTTGGCGCAACGGGTCCGACTGGCGTTCAAGGTCCAACCGGAGCTACAGGACTTAGCGGCGCGACTGGGCTTGGAGTAACTGGCGTTACCGGCCCTACCGGAGCAACTGGAGTCCAAGGTCCGCAGGGCGCTACTGGTCTTAGTGGTGCAACTGGTATTGGTGCTACTGGTGTTGCGGGACCAACAGGGGCAACTGGTCTCACTGGCGCTACGGGTCTTGGCGTCACTGGCGTTACCGGACCTACTGGTGCGACTGGCGTGCAGGGTCCTGTTGGAGCAACCGGACTTGGCGTTACCGGGCCGACAGGCGCTACAGGCTTGCAAGGCGACATCGGAGCAACTGGAGCAACAGGAATTGGTGCTACGGGTGCCACCGGTGCGGTTGGCGCGACTGGCCCGCAAGGCGTAACGGGTCCCGCTGGTCCGGGTGGTGCGATTGCCCACTACGGTTCCTTCTACAGCACGGTTGATCAAATCGCGGCACTCCCGAACACCGCTTACGCGATGACCGCGCCCAGCGTCGCTTATTCCAGCGGTGTTACCGTGGTTGGTGGCTCGCAGATCACGTTTGTCAACCCCGGCGCATACGACATCCAGTTCTCGGCTCAGTTGAACCACCGTAGCGGTGGCGGCACGGGCGAAACCATCCAAATTTGGTTTCGCAAGAACGGTGTTGATATCCCTGACTCCGCAACCCGGATCAACATTGCCAGCAATACCTTGCAGGTTGCTGCTTGGGACTTCCTGCTGAACAGCGTTGTTGGTGGAGACAACATCGAGATCATGTGGTCCGTGGACAATGTGAACATTGTCCTTGAGGCTAACAACGCAACTTCGCCTGCGCCTGCTGTTCCGTCCGTGATTATCACGGTCATGCAGGTGACGTACACGCAAGCTGGAGCTAGTGGCCCAACAGGCGCTACTGGTATTCAGGGTCCGACGGGTCCGCAGGGCGTAACTGGCCCCACCGGCGCAACAGGATTGACTGGAGCGACTGGCGTGGACGGTCCGACTGGTGCTACGGGCGCAATTGGGCCTGCTGGTGCCACGGGTGTAGCTGGCATTGATGGCGCAACAGGTCCGACAGGCCCAACCGGTATTGATGGCCCGACTGGACCGATTGGCGCCACGGGTGCTACCGGCCCGCAAGGCGCCACAGGTGTCACTGGTCCGACTGGCGCTACTGGAGTAACTGGTCCGACAGGTGCTACCGGCGTAGCTGGCGTTGACGGTCCCACAGGCCCAACCGGAGCTACTGGTGTTGCGGGTGTCGATGGCCCAACAGGGCCCACAGGCGCAACAGGTGTTGCTGGCGTCAATGGAGCTACGGGCGTCACTGGGCCTACCGGTGCCACTGGCGTGGCTGGCGTTGACGGCGCGACTGGTCCCACGGGCGCAACGGGGGTTGCTGGCCCCACCGGACCGATTGGCGTGACTGGCGCAACTGGGCCTGCTGGCGTAACCGGAGCAACCGGAGCACAAGGCAACGTAGCCAACTACGTCTACAAGACTGCTAACTATACGGCTGTTAATAAGGAAGGCGTTCTAGCAGACACTTCTGGCGGAGCATTCACGGTAACCCTGCCCGCAACCCCGTCTGTTGGCGACCTTGTGGTCGTGGCGGATGCTGGTGCCGCATGGGGCACAAACAACCTGACCGTTGGCCGCAACGGATCCACCATCAGCAACCTTGCTCAGGATCTTATCTGCGACATTAGCGGCGTCAGCGTGCAGTTTGTCTATGACGGCACAACGTGGGAAGTTTATGCTCAGATCGGTGGCGGTGGCGGTGATGCGGTAACGCTAAACGGCGTTCAAACGCTCACCAACAAGACCATTGCTTACTCAAACAACACGTTAACCGGTGTGGCTGGAACCGGTGTTGCCAACACGTTTACTGCTACACAGACCCTCAGCGGCTCAAGCAGCGCACTGGCCTTGGTTTTGAACGATGCTGCCGAGATCGTGACAGTGTCCGCTACCGCAGCCACCGGCACCATCGCTTACGATATCACCACGCAATCGGTGCTGTTTTACACCAGCAACGCTTCTGGCAACTTTGTCGTCAACTTTCGAGCCTCAGCGGGAACAACGCTCAACACGGCTCTTGCTGTTGGCCAAAGCGTCACCGCTGCGTTCCTTGTTACGAACGGTGCTGCGGCATTCTACAACACGTCCGTGCAGGTTGACGGCACGACTGTTGGTGTGACGACACGTTGGCAGGGCGGCACGGCCCCCAGCGCGGGCAACGCAAGTAGCGTGGACGCCTACGTCTACACCATCGTCAAGACAGCCGCTACGCCGACCTACTCGGTCTTCGCGTCGCAAACCCGCTTCGCTTAATCCTCATGCCCGTAATCGAAACAAAGGGTGCCGCATCGTCAGGTGGATTCGGGCAGTTTGCTCGGCAGGTTGCCGCGAACTACATCGAGGACGTGTTCTCGACGTATTTGTACACGGGCAACGGTAGCACGCAGACGATCACCAACGGGATCGATCTATCCACAAAAGGCGGTCTCGTTTGGATGAAAGGTCGTTCAGGTTCAACGGCACATGCACTCTACGACACGGCACGTGGTGCTACGAAAGACTTAGTTAGTAATACATCAGACGCTCAATCAACGCAGGCCACAGGTCTTACGTCTTTCACGTCGTCAGGATTTAGTATCGGATCGCTTGCAAAATTAAACACCAGCGCAGAGACCTACGCCTCATGGACTTTCCGTAAACAACCGAAGTTCTTTGATGTGGTGACGTACACGGGCAACGGTGCTAATCGCACCATCGCCCACAACCTCGGCAGTGTTCCCGGCTGCATAATGGTGAAGCGGATAGATGGTTACGGCGGAAACTGGGTCGTTTACCACCGTTCTTTGTCCAACACACAGGGCCTCTATCTCAACACAGCAGACTCCGTAGTAACTGACTCCACGTTTTGGAATAGCACCACGCCAACAAGCACAAACTTTTCGCTTGGAACAAACATTAACGTCAACGCCACCGATGGCCTTGGCGGCACTTACGTCGCCTACCTATTCGCCCACGACGCGGGCGGCTTTGGTGCGGCTGGGACGGACAACGTAATTTCATGTGGGTCGTTTACGACAGACGGATCAGGCAACGCGACGGTGACGCTTGGTTGGGAGCCGCAATGGATCATGCGCAAGTCGTCAAGCTCAACGGCTACGGGCTGGGAGATTGGCGACAACATAAGAGGTCTTTTGGCTCCTCCGAGTGGAAGTCCGTTTCTTACTGCAAATACCTCCTTAGCTGAGTCTTCTCTGGGTACTCGCGTTTTTGGTCCCACTGCAACAGGATTTACTGCGACTGGCTCGCCGTCCACCACCTACATCTACATGGCCATTCGCCGTGGGCCGATGCGCACGCCGACGAGCGGGACGAGCGTGTTTGAACCAGTAGCATATATTGCGAACAACACCAACGGAAGATCTCTTCCGATTTCACTTTCATACGTGGATTTGGCTATAAACTTAAACAGAAGTGGTACCAATTCTAGCGTTTTTTACGACAGACTCAGAGGCGCGTTAAATGAATTAAGCTCCTGCCTTTTGGGAACTGGCACTCAAGCAGAAGTAGCTTCAAGTTCGCCTCCCGGAGTTTCTTTAGATCGAATGGGTTTGGTCATTAACAATAACGGATACTACGATTGGCCTAACTACTCAACCGAGTCACAAGTTTTTCAAAATTTCCGCCGCGCTCCCGGCTTCTTCGATGTTGTGTGCTACACAGGCGACGGAACGTCCAACCGTAACGTAACCCACTCGCTTGGAGTTACGCCAAGTTTCTACATCGTGAAACGCCGCAGCACGACTGGTTCTTGGTGGACTTGGGCTGCTGCATTTAACGGTGGAGTTGGTTACGGCGAACTCAACGGCACGGGCCAGTTCGGCACCAGCACGATACTCTGGGGCACGGGCTCACCTACAAGCACAACTTTTCCGGTAAGCTACTCCGAAGTCAACAGCAGCGGCGGAACGTTCGTTGCGTACTTGTTTGCCGATTGTCCCGGTGTTAGCAAAGCAGGAATCTACGTTGGAACAGGAGCCGCCCAGACCATCAATTGCGGTTTCACGGGTGGGGCTCGCTTTGTTTTAATCAAGCGCACTACGGGTGCTGGATACGATTGGTATGTGTGGGACACGGCTCGCGGAATAACCGCCGGTAACGACCCATACTTGTTGTTGAACAGTACGGCTGCTGAAACAACCGGCACCGATTACATTAGCGTGCAATCTTCGGGTTTTGGCCTCACCGCAACCGCACCTGTAGCTCTCAACGCGAGTGGAGTTAACTACTTCTTCCTCGCCATCGCTTAATCACCATGCAAATCCGACTTCGCTCCACAGGAGCCGTAATGTTTGAGGACGAGCTACGCCGCTACCTGCTGGCGAACGACGGCCCGTCGTTTGACCGTCTTACCGACGAGGTGCTGGAGGCTGTTGGCGCGGACCCAGTCTTTGAGGGACCGCAGGCCACGGGCGGCACCGTCTACCAGTTCAGCCAGCCTGCTGGCGTGGAGCAGATCGACGGCAAGTGGTACACGAAGTACGTGCTTGGCCCCATCTTTACGGACACCACGGCAGAGGACGGCACGGTCACAACTGCTGCGCAGCACGAAGCTGCCTACAAGGCCCGGAAGGACGCAGAGCAGGCCAAGGGCGTGCGCGAGGAGCGCAACCGCAAGCTTACTGAAACCGACTGGACGCAACTTGCTGATGCACCGGTCAATTCTGTAGCATGGTCAAATTATCGTCAGGCGTTGCGAACCCTACCCGAACAGGCCGGGTTCCCGTTCAACGTGCAGTGGCCCGAACAACCGTAATCAACCATGGCAACACTTTCCGCTACCATCACGCCCAGTAACATCCTTACTGCGAGCAATGCCGCTACGCTGACGAATAAGACGATCAGCGGTGCGAGCAATACCATCACCAATGTCTCGCTCACAACGAGCGTTACGGGCACTTTGCCGGTCGGCAATGGCGGTTTGGGCATTGCTACGGGTGCGTCCGGCGGCTTGCCCTACTTTTCCGGCGCGACCACCATTGCATCGTCTGGCGCACTAACGGCCAATCAGATTGTGGTGGGTGGCGGTGCGGGTGCGGCACCAAGTACTAGCTCGCTTGCTGCTATCTCGGCTGCGGTAACAACCGGAAGCTATCTTAAAGTGACTGGGTTTGCGGACACGGTCACGGCACTTGGCAATACCGGCACCGCTATCAACATTGACGTGACCAGTGGTGGCGTCTTTACGGCAACCCTTACGGGCAACTGCACCTTTACGCTTCGCTACCCTGTAGCCTCTGGCGCATCCTCGTTTACGCTCATTTTGACCAATGACGGCACGGCTGGACGCACTGTGGCGTGGTCCGGTGGCGCGTTTCGCTTTCCCGGCGGCGCGGCTTCCCTTTCGCGCACCACCACCGCAAGTGCGGTTGACATCTGGGTGTTCTTTACGCCAGATGGTGGCACTACATGGTACGGCAATATTTCAATGAAAGACGTTAAAGCTTAACCCCTAACAACTATGGCCATCGATCCCGCACAACTCCAGATTGACCTTGAAGCCGCTCGGCACGCTAACCAACTGGCCCTTGAGGCCAAACGTGCCAAGTTGGAAGCCGTTCGCCTTGCCAAGGAGGTTCTCATCGAGAACGCCCGCAGCAAGCCGGTGGATTCCCGTGACGTGACCGCGCAACAGATCACTGCGTTTGCTGATACTCTGACGAACTACGTCGCTTCCTAATGGAAGGCTTCGCGTATTTCCCGGTAATCATCTATCGCGATGAACGTCCCGATCTGGTGGGGAAAGTGTTGGGCACGTGCCTCAGGCGTTTGGAAGAAGTGCGTCAACCCAACCGCCCCATCAGTCAAACAATCCACCTCGGACAAGAATCGGCCCTGCGGGAATTGTCGGACTACCTGCTCCTGTCGGCGGTCGGGTTCTTGCGGGACCAAGGGTACAGCACGGAAAAGTACGACTTCCATCTGTCAGGATTTTGGGCGCAAGAACTGAACCGTGGCGGCGGAACCGATGTACACGTTCATCGCAACACCCAAGTATGCGGATGGTTCTTCCTAGAAACACCAGAAGGCGGCTCTTATCCCGTTTATCACGATACGCGCATCAACAAAGCCATGGTCGAGCTTGATTTCGAGCAGACCGAAGAAGTAAGCAACGCAACGCGAGCCATTCACTTCAACAACGTTAAGCCGGGGTCGGTATTCTTCGGCAATTCATGGCTTCAGCATCAGCTTTTCCCAAATCAATCTGAAACCCCCACGCGGTGCGTACACTTCATGGTGTCGCACAAAGACCGTTCATGCATCATCTGCTAACACCTTACGCCGCCAACATTGAGCCATACGCTTGGTGGGAAGGCGCGTTCTCCGAGAAGGAGCTAAACTGGCTGCAAGAGCAGGCCAAGAACGCCGACACGCAGGCGCAGATTGGCGGAGCCAAGGATGAGGAGTCACTGCGCAAGGTGCGTCGATCAAATGTTTCGTGGCTCGGCAAGACGCAAGACACGGCGTGGATTTTCGAGAAGCTCGCGCACGTTGCGTCGTCATTGAACGCGCAGCACTTCCGCTTTGATCTGACTGGCTTTGGCGAGCAGTTGCAGCTAACGAACTACGACGGCTCGGACGCCGGAACCTACGGCTGGCATCAGGACTACAACGCCAAGATCAGCCGCAAGCTGAGTCTGGTGGTGCAGCTTACCGATCCGAGCGAGTACGATGGCGGCAACTTGCAGGTGATGACGGGTGGCGAAGCAATGAACGTGCGCAAGCAGCGCGGCCTCATTGCGGCTTTCCCGTCCTACGTTCTTCACCAAGTCACGCCAGTAACGAGCGGCAGTCGTCAATCCCTTGTTTCTTGGGTCAGCGGACCCGCATTTCGATGAGAGCCGAATTCAAAGACTTCATTGGCAGCTTTCATGACCTCTACCCAGAGGGCTACTGCAAGCACCTGATCAGCGAGTTTGAGCGTCTGGTGCAATCTGGAGCGGGCAGCAACCGGCAGCAGAGCGAAGGCGCAGCCAAGCATCGCAAGAACGATATGCAGCTTGGCCTGAACTTCGGCGTTCACAACGTCGCAGCGTTTGAGGGCAAGAATGCAACGGACCTGTTCTTTGCCGGTCTTCAAAAGTGTTACGACATCTACGCCGAGCAGTACTCGATCCTGAAGAACGACAAGATCACCGGCACTGCGATGAAGATGCAGCGCACTGATCCGGGTGGTGGCTATCACGTCTGGCACGGCGAACAGGGCAACGGAGCGCACTCGGCTCGCGTGCTGGCGTACATGGTCTATCTGAACACGCTTGAACCGGAGGAGGCTGGCGAAACAGAGTTCTTGTATCAGCAGTGCCGCATTAAGCCGCAGGAGAATTTGATGCTGATCTGGCCTGCTGCGTTCACGCACGCGCATCGCGGCAACACGGTTTTTGGTCAGCGCAGCAAATACATCGTCACCGGTTGGTTCTACTACGAGTAAACATCATGCCCGCTGGAACACCTAAAGTTAACTTGTTCGGAGGTAAGGCGCTTGTGCCGGGAGGTTCTACGACCTACAACACAAGCGGGACTTTTACTGCTCCGGTTGGCGTTAGTAAAGTAACCGTTGTTGGTCGTGGTGGCACTGGAAATCCCGGAAATCCCGGAAATCCGGGAGGCTGTGGGGGCGGGGCAGGTGGCGGAGGTGGCGGCGGTGTCAAAAAATGGTATTTTACTTGTTGTTACTACTGCTCATGTAATTGTTTTCCTAGTACAAGCGGAGGTAATGGAGGAAACAATACTTTAGGAGCAATTGGTGGAACCGGTGGCTTGAGATGCGACGGGAACAATGGGCAAACAGGGTACAGTGGAGGAACTGGCAGTACTGGAAGCGCGGGTACAACCAGAAACTCAAGTGCATTTAATTACACTTTTTCTGGCGGATTAGGTGGAAATGGAGGAACTGCTGGAAACGGAGGAACTGGTGGCGCTTACGGGCAAAAAGGAACCAGAGGTAATTATTATCAAGGCGGACCAGTTGCTTGTTATCAATCAAGAGGCTGTGGCGGAAACGGAGGAGTTCCCGGAGGCGGAGACGGCGGTTTCGGTCAATCATATTGCCAAAAAGGCGGTGGAGGGGGTGGTGGTGCTGGAACGTGCAATTCTGGTTCTCCGGGCGGTACTAACATTATAGGAACTCCGGGTTTAGGTGGGGCCGGTGGAAGTAACGGAGGCGGTACAGGAGGAAATTCTGGATCAAATGCTCCCGGCAATAGCGGTGGAGGAGGCACCGGAAGGGCAGGCGCAGGCGGTGGTGGTGGGGCCGGATGCGGAAATCTTGGAATTGGTGGTGGTGGCGGCGGTGGTGGCGGGCGCGGCAACGCAGGCAATCCCGCCAATCCCGGCAATGCAGGCAGCGCAGCACCAGCAGCCACAGTCTACAACTGCGTCCCAGTAACAGGCGGCACAAGCTATCCAATCACAATTCAAGGCGGCGGCGGATTTGTGAACGTGTCATGGAACCCGCAGTAAAAAAAGCCATTCAGAAGAAGATCGATGAGGCTACGCTGCGCACGCATCTAAACGGCGTCAGCGAAGGACTGAATCGCGCACGCTCGATCACGGTCGGGACGTGCGGTGGTGGCACGATTGAGGTCGCGATGCGCCGTGCTGACGGCAGCAACACTTTCATCATCCTGCAACCAGTCGAAGTGGTTGAGCTGATTCACCAGCTTTCCGCACAGATCGGCTGTCACTTGCAGATGCTGCCGCGTCGTGACTTTGCAAGCTGGCGCGACTGGAAGTACACGCCAGAGGAACTAGCGCACTATCGCGGCGTGCAATCGCTTCCCGGCGTCGGTCATCCGCCGCACTCTAACGATATGGCACCGCACCAGTCGAAAGGCCAAGTGCTGCCGCCTCCTGATCAACAACCCGGACTAGCCCTACCACCCCCAAAGGATTCCAATGAAACTGTGGCAACTCAAAAACCGCAAAGACGGCACCGTATTAAGCGAGCCGCAACCGCTGCCTGAAAACTGGGGTCCGATTTTCGGGCTCTCTGGTTTTGCCGACCGACTCAATGACCTGAGTTGGCTGGGCGAGCCGTACACGGACCTCGGCTGGTTCGAAGTGGGTGATGGTCCTGCGTTGCCGACACCGTCCACGCCTGCTGAACTGGTGTGGGATCGCGCAAAGCGCCTCCTTGCGGAGTCTGATTGGTCCATGTTGCCTGACGTGCCGATGTCGTCTGGGGATAAAGCAGCGTGGATCGAGTACCGGCGCGTGCTGCGTGAGATCCGCCTGCAACCCAGCTTCCCTACGGACCCCGTCTGGCCGCAGAAGCCTGAGTGAACAAGTACGCCATACGCTTCAACAAGACCCGTGGCCTTCCCGGTCGCGGGTCGGTTGATCACGTGTGGCGGGTCTTTGAAAACGACAATCAGGAGTACGTCTGCAAACACTTAGACATCAACGTACCCGTTAAAAGCGAGAAAGACGCAAATGATGTCGATTATAACATTTGCTGCTACGGGTTCCTTGCGATAAACTGGAAAACGTCCACCGCACAAATCCGATCAACCCCACCGAATCATGAACGCCAAGAAACTCCCCTGCAACCAGCCCCGTCGTGACGTACAGGGCGGCAAGAAGTCGGTTGTACGCGCCTGCAAGGACGGGCAGAGCAAGGTCGTGCGGTTTGGCGACGCCAACATGAGCATCAAGCTCAGCCAGCCGGAACGGAAGGCGTCCTACTGCGCACGTTCAGGCGGCATCAAGGGCACCGGTGACAAGTTCTCGGCTAACTACTGGTCGCGCAAAGCTTGGAAGTGCTAAGCCATGAGCCTCATCTCGTTCCTCGCATCCGCTGCTGGTGGCACCCTGCTTGGTGGCTTCACCCAGCTACTGTCGGTTGTTGCCGGTGAGGCAAAGGAGTGGTCCGCAGCCAAGCGACGCATCGCGGAATTGCAAGCCCTCAAGGAGCGCGACATCGCGATTGGTGAGCTTGAGGCCTTCCGCAAGGCACAGGAAGGGGCCATCGGCAGCAGCTACCAGCCGCCCGCTAACGCATCCATGGCCATGCACTGGGTCTTCACCTGCGTTGAGGCGGTAACGCGGCTTGTGAGGCCTGCAATGGTGTTTGGTGCGTGCTGGTACATCTGGACGCTGCCACAGGACAAGTTGGGCGCACTGCAACCGGAGATCGTCAGCTTCTGCTTCGCGTGCGGCTACTTCTGGCTCGGCATCCGGTTCCAACGGCAAATTTACGGCACCAAATAAGTTGTCCTGATAACAATGAAAAGGTAACATGGACAACAACCACATGCACCTCACGGTCAAAGACCTAATCGCAGCCGCAGTACCAGCGGTTAGTTCCGCCGCCTTGGGCGTCATCAATCAGCTTGTCGGAATCATCGCCGGTCTGCTCGGCATTTTGTACCTGCTGTGGAAGTGGAACCGCGAGTCGAAGCAGTAAGCTTCTTCGCTTTGTCGTCCTTGTCTTTGCGCCATTCCCGGTAGTCGGAGAAGGATTTGTCGCTGATGGTGAAGTAGCGACCCGTGTCGAGACACTGCATGCGGTGTTTGCGCGTCCCGTAAGCCGACACAACGTGCTTCGATAGCACCACATTTTTGCCACCGTTGAACGGTGAGGTCCATTTATCCAAACCTTCCATCACACCAACGTGGCTGTGGTGGGGCGCCTGCTGGGCCAGCTTGTTGTACACCTCCTGTAGCATCTGCACGTCGCGTTTGCAGTACACCAGCATCCGCTCAAGCGCCTCGCGGTCGTTATCGAGCGTGATGCGCTTCCATAGGTCGAACTCGGTCTTGATCTTGCCGCCAACGCCAAGGAACTTGCCAAGGTAGTCGAGACGGTTGCTGTTGAACAGGAACCTGCGCCGCGCCCACTGCAACGTGTCAATCGTCTTGTAACTGGGGAACATCGGGATCCCGTGGAAGATGCAGCGGGTTCGAATCCACGGCAGGTCAAATCGGTCCCCGTTGTGCGCAACAAGCTCGTCAGCCATGTTCGCGATCTCCACGAACTCCTTGAGCATCGCCTTGTCGTCTTGCTTCCCGTCCCAGACCAAACCGTGGGCTTTCTTGTCATTCTCCCACTTGTAGCCGATGCAGATGATAGATCGCTCTCTAAGAACGTTGTCGTGGTCGATGTTGATCTTCCTGCCCACCCGCCAACTCAACACGATGTTTGGCGAGGTTTCTAAATCGAAGAATAGTCGGTTCATTGCGTAGGGGCGATCATACCACAAGCGCCTACCGCAAAAAGAAAACCTCCTGCACAGTGCGTACAGGAGGCGTTCTGGACAGGTTGCGCAACCGTTGCCGCGCCAATAACACGGCTTAGTCCTAAACTATGCGTAAAGCATACAATAGCTGGTGCCTGCGTGTCAAGCATACTAAGCTTCCTCAGTATCCGCACCGCTACTGACGAAGAACGGCTTTTCGGTGGTCAACTCCACCTCGTAGTGGTCTTCCGTGATCCGCCCTTGCCAAACTACCTGATACAGCATGCCTGTGGGGCGGTAGATCATGGCGATCACGATGCCGGGAATGTCCTCTGTCCGGTGATAGACAAGGTCGCCAATGTTGAACTTTGGGGCATCTACCACAGCCCCGGCAGTTTACCGATAGCTGAAGTAATGCGCAATCAGTAGTCCATCCGCATCCCCGTGCTTGGTGATCTGATAGGACAACTGAGGGTACAGTTTGATGCCAAGCTCCATGCTGGCCCGCTTTAGGTTCTCAGAGCCCTTTACGGCCCCAAGCATTGGCTTTTGCCAGACTTTGCTGTCGATCACCTCATAAGGCACCCCTGCGGTCTCTAAGGCGATTAAAACGGCTTCAAAGGCCCTTTGCGCAGGCAGCACGGCATTCAGGAACCTCCCTGTGAACGGACGCTCCACGTAAGCCCTGTCTCCCTTGCTTTTTATGAGGGTTTGCAATAACGGCGGCACATCGATACGGGTGATCCGGCGCTCCATCCTCCCCAACAGGGACATCTTAGTGGGAACGGGCGCAAAGTACACCCACCCGTTCCCAAGGACGGACCAAGACCCCGACGTGCCGTTATCGATTCCGATTGTGATCATTGCTGAAGTTCGCCCCACAATCGGGACACTCCCATCCAACAATCCTCTTTCGGTTCCAGTCGTGGACTTCAACAAGTCGGGTGAATCGTTCACGGTTACCGTACTCCTTGCGCAAAGCTTCGGGAATCACGTTCCCCAGCAAGCTTGTACCGCACTCCGGGCAGTTGCTGCGATTGAGAATACTGGCTTTCATTTATCGACTCATAGTAGTTCCTGAGCCGGGAAGCGTAGCTAACCGCTCTGCTGCTCGGCTTTTTGTAATATGGGCCACTGCACCAAGCTAATGCAAGATTATATGCATTAACTTCTATGTTACGCTTACGCAAGATGCTACCAAACTGGCGCAGGATGCTGAGGGCAATCCTGTCGTGGTAGGACTTGGGTGCCAAGCTAACCGGAATGTTGCAGTGCTCGTCCCACGTATTCGGATGAATCTGGTAGGGACCTTTCTCGCCCCGCGCACCAGTTCTCCAGCCGCTGTTCTCGATCTGCCGGATGCTCTCCAGCATCTTTTGCTCGTCCACCTCTGTTACCTTAGGCCATTGTTTGATAGGCTTGTTGGACGACCAAACCACGTTGATCATGACTGCGACTACAATCATGGCGATAGCTGCCTTAATTACTTTTGCTGTGTTCATTTTTCACTTCCTCGATGACTCTGTTCGCTAGGAACAGACATACTGCGTTGATGTGTTTGCATCGTGTGCGGTCAGGGTCTCCGTACTCGACGCGATTTCTGCCGTTTTCCCTGAAAGTGCGCTGACAGCGGATCTGGAAGTCGCGGCAGGAGCATTCTCCGTTACCCGACTTCTCCAACAAATCCACCATGTGGGGGATGTCGCCTTCTGAGGACTCAACCCAGAAGCGCAGAGGCTCCCCCGGTATGCTGTTGATCTGCCTAACCTTGCTTGAAGTAGGCATGGCGATGGTGCTGCTTGGGCCAGTACTGCCAGCTAACTGAGTCAAAGTACAGGCTGAGGTCCTTCTCTTCGCCTTCGCCAAACTTCTGCTTGTCGAGACGGAGCTTGCCGTCGTACCACGACTGAATCTCCACAGCCTTCATGGCTTCCTCCTTGGCAACAGCTTCATCATACTTGCGCTGCTTGAGCTTGTTGCGCCACATGATCAGCACGTTGAAGGCTGAGTTGTTGATGTCAGACGACCCCGCGATGTCGGTCTTGGTCGGCACCTTGTCCTCGTTCTCGGACTTGCGGGCATGCGCCACCAAGATGACGTGGGCACCTGTCTCGCGGGCAAAGCTCGTCAGTTCGTCCATGAACGTGCGTTGACCATTGAAGTCCTCACCGGACACCCCGCACTTGAACAGGGAGTCGATCACGAAGACATCGATACCGTACCGCTTTCTGGCGTAAGCCATTGCCTCAAGAATCTTGCTCTTGTTGGCGATGCCGACGTAGTCGTAGAAGTACATGCTCTCGTTGAGCCAGTTGATGCACGCTTCAAGCTCCTGCTTGTTGTCGGGGTATCGCTTGGCCAGCGCAGTGCGCGTCATCATCTGAAGCGTCTTGCTGGGCGTAACCTCAAGCGAAGCGTCGAAGATCTTGGCACCCAAAGCCGTCAGATGAATCATCAGGTGATTGAGCATCTGCGTCTTACCGTGCCCTGAGTAACCAGAAACAACCGTGAACTCGCCCGGACGAATTCGCAGCGGGATACCGTCCCACGGAACAGGGTAACCGCTGTTGCCGTTCTTGCCTTCGAACAGGCTCCAGACGTTGTCCGTGTACGCGCCAGCCGACTTGATTTCCTCAAGATCGATCTGCTTGGCGTCCTCTAGGTTGCGGATGAAGTCGTCACGGCTCATACCGTCTAAGAGGCACTCATTAGCGTCCTTGAGCGGCAGCTTGACGATGTAGCAACGGTGCAGGCCAAGGCGTCGGGCAAACTTCTCCGCAGCCTCACGTCCCGGCTCATCCATGTCGGTCGAGATGTAGATCTTCTCAAAACGCTCCAACCACTCCCAGTCCAATTCGATCCACTCTTGATCCGCAACGCCATTGGGCACGCTGACCGCAGGCAAACCTACAGACTGCCAACTGAGGGCATCGATCTCGCCTTCGGCAATGATAAGCTCCCGCTCATCCTCACCGATCCCCAGCTTCCCGAACAAGCACCGCTTGGTGCCGTCAGAAGACCACATCTTCTTCTTACCGTCTACGTCGCGCTGGACCGCGAGATACTTCACATGGCAAGCCTGCGGCTTTTCTCCAGTCACCTGATCGAAGTACGGGAAGACTATCACCTCCCCATTGTCGCAGTCCGCAATCTTGTTCTTGTGAAGGATCAGCGGGTCCAGCTTCCGCTCCATGACGAGGTAGTCCATGGCTCGGGTTTCCGGCTCCAGTCGCTTGACCCCTCGCCCTGCCAGATTGGGCTGGGAGTAGGTCTTCGGCTTCACTTTCTTCACGCTGACGTGGTTGTCTGCGATGCCCAGCCAGTCTTTGGCTTCTTTGACGGCTTGGCTGAACGTGATGTTTTTGGCCTTTGACCACAGGTAGAGCGGCGTACCTCCCTTGTCGGCTTCGTTCGCCCTGTCAATGAAGCAACCGATACGGGGGCCACTGACGTAGATATGGAACGACTCGCCAGCCTCACCCGAAATCCCGCCAAGGTGGGCTATCGACCCGCGAACCTTGGCATTCGGGTACAACATGGAGACCATGTCGTTCATGCGCTGCTTGAGAGCGTTGTTGAGTTCTGCGGTGTCCATTAGGCGGATTGAAGCTTGCCGTTGACGTTGAAGTGAGCGGTCCAACGATGGTTGGACACAGGCCAGTAGTTCTTGGTGGAGAACCACAGGAAGGCAATTGCGAGAAACTCCGCATACGCCGCCTCCTGCTCCTCAACCGTGTAGACCTTCCAAACTGGCTCAGTGGGCGCAAGGGAGTTGATGCCCACGTTGATGCACACCGGGGGTTTGGCCAAGTTGTGCAGCTTCTGGTACGCCTTGGCGTAGAAAGCCAACTGGATTCGGTAGCTCGGCCAAAAGCTAGCCTTACCGCCCTTGAACTTGCTTGTCTTGTAGTCGATGATTGCCAGACCCCATTCGGTTTCCGCGATCAAGTCGGTACGACCCGCAACCCCAATCTCGGTGTCAGCCAGCATGATCTCACTCGCAATACGCTGCCTGACGTGATGGAAATAACTGGGCGCGAATAGTTCGACGTATGGAGCTAAGTCCGCGTCGATGGTGGTCTGGGGGAACAAGTCCAGCGCATCATGCAGGCGGGTGCCGAACTCAGCAGCCTCCCGGCCCTTGGTCTGGGCAATGGTTGCGATGCGCTCACGGTAATCGTCCTCGCTCTCGCCCTTTTTCCGCTTGTTGTCCACTACCGCGTTGAACAACTCATCCTGTTTCCACTTATCCAGAGCAGGGTTGGCCCGCTCCTTGAGGATGGTTGTGATCGAGGGGTAGGCGTTAATCTTCCGCGCCTCCCGTAGGTCGATATCGTGCGCTGGTGCAATAGCGCCCTTGGCATCGACCTGATACCAATGGTTACCCGACGTGAAAAAGCTCATTGTTGTTGTTGCTCAGGTGCTGCTCAGTACGGGTCTTCCGGTGCGGGTGCGTGGGAGGGGGCTGGATTCTCGCGGGGGCTCAAGGGAGGCGGGTTAGCGCCCAAGCCCTTACGATTCGCCTCAATGAAGATCGAGGACACAAGAGCCTGAAATTGATCCTCGGTCAGATCGTGTTGCAGGCTCAGGGATGCCAGTTCCTTGACCATTAGAGCGGTCCTGAGGCTGTGGAGCCACGTCTGCCCGATCTTGGTCATTTCCTCGTTAAAATCGCCCGCAACGGCAGGCTTAACGGAAGCAGCGACAGCAGGAGCCTTGTGAGGCATGTGCTGACCGGGAATGGCGTCTTGGAACACGTCCACCTTCGCCTTCTCGTTCACGTTGATCTGGAGCTTATCCTTGTACGTGGACTTGGACATGCCAGCGCCAGCGAAGTTGACGATCTTGCCTTCGAAGGGCGACGGATCGCGCCCACCCCACCAGCAGGACTCAGCCGTGATCGCGGCGTTGTCGGGGTCAACCAGCACGGCGCGACCGGGAACCTTGCCGGAACCAGCCTTGGCGCGGGTGACGATAGCCTTGAAGGAACCATTGATCCAAGCCTTGTCGGCCAGATCAGCGATCTCACTGAGATTGGTAAGCTTGCTCATGACCGCTTGTCCTTTCGGATGAGCTTGGCCAGAGCGCGATCAACCACGCTGCCACGGGACCCGTACTTGCTGGCGTTACGCTTGATGTACGCAGCAGTACTGGGGTCGATTGATACGGTGAGGAGCACGCGGCGCTCTTTACCGAGCAGCGGTCGTCCTGTTTTCTTCTTGATGGGCTTCATTGAGACCTTTCTTGAGTATGTTATGTAGGTTGATGGACTGGAAGGGATACTGAGCAGCCTCGGCAATAATGGCACGAAGTCGTTCAATTTCAGCGACCAATTCGTCATGACTTAGGGGTTTCTGGGTTTTGTGCGTTTTGCGAGATTTCATCGGCAAACTTTTTTACGCTCTCGAAAGCAACGTAAGCGGCCATCTGAACAAACGAGATGCCTTCTTGGCCTTTGCTGATGTCGGGAGTGTGAGATAGCTCAAAGTTGGTGCTGAACTGACCGTCCTTAACGCGCATGGTCAGCGTAGCGTATTCCTCTTCCCCCTCCTTGGCTGGTCTGTTGTTAACGAACATTGGCGATCCTTTGGTCGATCTTGTACGAACGGTCCTCGCTATCGCTGGCGATCTGTTCAACGAGGTTCTTAACTCCCGGCGTCAACTCGTCCTGATCAAGGGACTTGCTGCACAGTCCGCGAAGCTCAATCTCCAACGAGGAGAGATCTGCGAAGATCTGATTAGCGTCCTTGGTTTCACCAACGCCAGCAGCTTCCTGCGCAGCGGCAACGGTGATCTCAAGCGGTTGGGTTGTCTCATCGACAGAGATCATCCGTTCGATGATCAAATCGTAGAGCTTGGTGTACGTACCGTAGAGTTCACCCAGAGCGGCGTGATCTCCGTAGAAGGACCGTCCCTCAATGAGGTTGTGTCCTGAATGAGCAACGAACTGAAGGGTCCGTGCTTTGGTGGCTAGTGCTTTCATCGATTTCCCAATTGGACCTCGCGCCGAACACCGTCAAGCCTATTTCGAGTTTTTTAGAAAAAAACTTTTGAGGCTTGAAATCGCTCAGTCGTGTTTTCAGAGTTTGGGCGATGAACTTTGCTCAACAAAACACGACCGAACTGGATGAGATTCTGGCCGATACCAACGATGTCGGCTACACCGAAGCGGAACTGGAGGAGATGGCTCGCTTGGACGAGATCCGCAACAGGTATCGCAACACTCCACACGAACTCTAACCATGGACTCACAAGCGGCATCAACGATGCGCTACTATGAGAGCATCTACGAACGCTACCTGAGTAAGCTGCCGGTGGAGACTGGGGATCCGTCAAAACTCACGAACAAGGGCATCAAGAGCCGCGAGAAGCACGGTTACATCTGGAGCGAAGAAGACATCCAGACAATGCGTGAAATGCGGCTACAGGGCGTCAGCTTCCGGCGAATCGGAAAGCACTTCAACATGAGCGCCTGCGCCATTCAGAGACTGGCGGAAATCCACAAAATGTACTCGCCTACCAGCATCACCAAGAACGTGATCAAGAACCATGGATAGCCAAACATCGTCATGCATGAGGTACTTTGAGTCGATTCATGAGCGGTTTTTGAGTAAGTTGCCGAGGGAAACCGCTGGGGTGCCCCTCAAGAAGCTCATGTACGAGGCCAAGAACAACCGCTACAACAACCGCTACGTCTGGGACGAGGAGAAGCTCGCAGAGATCACGAAAGCACGGGAGATTGGCATTTCGTACCGAGAGATTGGTGATCGTTACGGAGCCTCTCAGACCACAATCAAAACCCTTTGTAAGCGCCACAACATCAAATCCCCCACATGCTATACTCCTTCATTGAAATTGGAACGTCCTGCTTTGAAACCCTGATCGAGGAAGCAGGCGACGACACCGTTGGCCTGTCCATCGAGCCGTTGAAATTCTACTTGGACCGGTTGCCGAACAAGCCCCGCGTTCAGAAGCTCAACATCGCGATTTCGCCAACCGATAAGTTTCAGATCCTGTCCCTGTACTACGTCACAGAGGATGTCATCGAGAAACATGGCCTGCCCCACTGGCTTCGCGGCTGCAACAGCATTGGCGACTATCACCCGAAACACATTGAGTTAGGGGTCAAGCACTTGGTGACCGTGGAAACGGTGCCGTGCCTGCCTATCGGGTACGTCTGGGATGCTTACGACGTTCAATGCGTGGAGCGCCTGAAGATCGACACCGAGGGCATGGACGCTAAGATCATGCTCCAGTTGTGGAGCTACCTGACCAGAGCCGGAAAGCACCACCAGTGGCCCATTCAGTGCGAGTTTGAGAGCAACTCATTGGTGGACTTCGTGGAGGTTGCGGAAGTTGTGCGACGGTACGAGTCCGTGGGGTACAAGGTAGTCAGGAGTGGTCACGACACCGTGCTCCGTTTGAGCTGACACAACTTTCCTACAAAATAATGTTGCATTGGAGACAAACGCAGTCCAAGGTCATGGCGCAACAACAACAACCCATGAAGCTCAAAACCTTCACCGCTAATCAGAACCGCGCATTCATGCGCCTGCACCACGACAACATCACCCAGTTTGTTGACGACATCGACACGCTGGTGCTCGCCCTTATGGAGGCTGACGCCAAGATTGAAGAGCTGGAGGCCAAGTTGGCCAAGATCAACGCACTTTGCGTCAACGCCGATTCCGAAACGGCGATTGATGACTAACACTTTCGCTCGCACAAACCGTGCATCATGCGGGCTAGATAACTGCTAGTTGAAAAACTTCAGAGATCGTAGGTAACGGAAAAACCGCATGAGTGGGTTCACTAAGTGAGCCCCGAGCGAATTCATTTCTACTGCCATGAACAACGCAGACAAAGCAGCACAACTGGTCCTCGGTGACCGCAACACCGACTACGGCGACCCTCGCGAAGATTTCGAGGGCATCGCTTTGATGTGGTCCGGGCTCCTCAACAACAAGTTGAAGAGCGAGATCGAGCCGATGGATGTGGCGCTGATGATGACGGCACTCAAGCTGCGTCGTCAGATGCACCGCCCCAAGGATGACAACCTGATCGATGCGCACGGCTATCTCCTGACTGCCGAGTGGATCGTGACCAACAAGAAACCGTCCCCGCTGTGGAACGATGAGGAGGTTAAGTCGTGAGTACTTTTGATTTCGTTACTTCTGTCATGGAACAGGCTACTCGCAAAATCAACGAGCAGCATGAACGCATTGAGGAATTGCAGTTTGAAAACGCCAAGCTGCGCGAAGAGCTTCAGCAAAGCGAAGATCGTTTCCGCAACATCCCCGATGAGGTTTGGAGCAAAACCGATCTTGTCGAGATGACGAACAAGGCTTTAGAGGAGCGTGATGACGCAGATAAGCAGAACGCCGCGCTGCGGGAAGACTCTGAACTGCTCAGTTGGCTGCTGAAGCGTGGAGTCTGCTGGCGTGACTGCGACAAAGAGCTAGCAGGAGAATTCTGGACTGTGGGTCACGATACTGAGTGGCTCTACGATCAAGTTCGGGGCCGAGAGCGCATCCGCACCGCCATCAACGCCGCACGCGCCAAGGGGGCCCAGCCATGAACTACGAAGACCCGAAGGCGCTTGATCGACTGGTGGAGGACCTTCGCATCCTGCAAGAAGAACAGGACGAGAAGTACGGCGATGGTGTGTCGCGCACAGCAGAACAAGCTGTGCAAGCTATCGAACATTTACGACTGGCGCTCTCTTGCTGCCAGTTCAACAAGCACAACACAAACAACAAGGAGACTAAGAAATGAGCACGACTGAAGAAAAAAAACCATGGGTAGCGGTAGAAGGCGTCCATGAAGGCAAGAAACAGGGGTGGTGGATTGTCACCCGCACTCCGGATTACCACTACAGTGATTCTTTCACTATGTATGGTCCCGATGCGGAGGTGAAGGCAAAGGAGTTGGCGGCAAGCGTGAACGCAGGCGAAGGCTTGGCCGAACGGATGAAGCGTTTGGCTAATGCTCGCGCATTTGTCGCGGCAACCATGATCCAGTGCCAGCACAACCCGCAGCTTGCTGCTGTCTGTTCAGAGATCTTGAGCGCACTCACTTTTGAGGTTGAGCAATGAGCACATCACCAAACGACGGAGGCCCGGCTTTTCCCGTCACCACAGGGCACTCGGTTATTGCTAAGGGCATGACCCTGCGGGACTACCTCGCAGCAGCCGCGTTGTCAGGACTGTTGGCTAACTCATCGTGGGAACTGGGATGGCGCGACACCTCTCAACACGCATACGAGTGCGCCGACGAGATGCTGGCCGAACGCCTCAAGGCTAAGAAAGGTCAGTCATGAGCGACAACACCAAGTTGTGGAGCAATTCCGGCCTCACGGAAAAAGAGGAGCTGCTGCAAAAAATGCAACAGCTCCAACGCGAGAACGCCGCGCTGCGCGAGGAGAACCGCAAAGCACACGACATGGCGTGCGAAGATGCTGTGGAACGCTACCGATTGAACGGCGAGAACGCCGCGCTGCGCGAGGTGTTGGCGAGAGCCGAAGTGTTGGCAGAATACACTCACTTCGATGGACGACGCGAATGGCGGGTGATCGAATGCTGGATGTATCCCAACGACATCATCGTGCAGATGGATCGCGCCGCGTTCAACGCCGCACGCAAGGAGGCCAAGCCATGAGCTACACCCACGCATTAGGTCGAGCGGCTGAGTTGTTTCAAAAAGTGCGACAGCTTGAACGCGACAACACCGCGCTGCGGGAGGAGGTGAAAGAGCAATGCACGCTCAACGCTAAGGGCAGCGAGCGTGAATACTCGTTGCGAGGGAGGATCGAACAGCTTGAACGCGAAAACGCGGCATTGCGTGAAAAGATGAAAGTCAGTTGGGATGAGATAAGCGTACTTGTGAACCAAAACTCCGCGCTGCTAGAGGCGTTAAAGACGATAGCCAAATATGATCAGAATTCACCGCATGGAGACGGCATTTGCCCTTACGGTTGCGATTGTCCGTCAATCGCAAATACGGCTTTAATTAAAGCCCGAAAGGAGGCGCAGCCGTGAGCGACACTCCACGAACTGACGCAGCGGTCCGAGACGTGGACGTTGCTTTTGTCGGACATTGGGGGCTTTCGTCTGAGCCGCAAGAGTTTGTTTCCCCCGAATTCACCCGCGAACTCGAACGCGAGAACGCCGCGCTACGTCGCGACGTGTACCAGTGCCCTCCCACATCCGAGAACAGTTACGAGGGGTTCAAGTGGTGCGATGCTGTCGATGAGATGGAACGCGAGAACGCGGAGCTCCACAACGAGGTGACGGCTCTAAAGCGCGAAAACCTCTCGCTTCGGGAGGCCCGCAAGCCCGTTGCCGTGCCCGGCCTCCACGGCCTCGTGACGTGGTACGCCGACGCGCAGCAGCTCGGCGAAGCGTTTCAGCGCGAGCGCGAGAAGTGCATCCGGTTCGAGGAGGTGATGCAGAGTCAGGGCGATGAGATTCGCCGCCTCACGGGGGAGAACGACGCGCTGCATAAGACTTTGAACGCCGCTATCGACGCCGCACGCGCCAAGGAGGGCCAGCCATGAGCTTCCCAAGCTTAGCTGACTACTCCCCGGGGGAAGTCTTGCGCGACGTACGCGGAAATCCTCTGCCCGACGAGAGCCTTCTCGTGCTGAAGCACATCGACCGACTCGAACGCGAGAACGCCGCGCTGCGGGCAGACGCAGAACGGTATCGGTGGATCAAGCGCGATTCCGCCCGTGTGGCTGGTGTCCTTGAGGCGTTTGTAGCGTTCAGCACCTGCGACCTAGACAGAGAGATTGAAATAGCCCGAGCCAAGGAGGCCCAGCCATGACACCTGAACAACTGGAGAAACTGTTCGCGTACATCGACGCCCGCATTGACGAGCGGGCCATCGTGCACTGCCGCGAGGATTTCGAGTGGCGACGTGAGGCTCTGAAGCAGGCGTCTCAGGAGCTGCGCGACGATCTTGAGCGCGACGTTAATTGGGTGGACGAGGACTAACCATGATCAGATACCGACATCCATTCGAGCAGTGGCTTTGGGAATCCGGCGTAGCCTACGTCCTCCTCGCGGTTTTCGCCGGGTTGCTCGCGGCGTGCTGGGCGGTGATCGCGTACAGTTGGTGGCTCAACTGGAAATCACGCCGATGACCTGTATCCACGTCCTACCACTTCACGACCTGCAACCCCACGACCGTTCGACCCAATGTCCTTGCGTCCCGAGGACAGAACGAGAGGACGAGGGCGACATCATCGTCCACAACGCGTTCGACTTCCGCGAGGTGATGGAGCGTGCCGGGATGCACGACCCAGACGGCCCGTGGACCGTGGAGGAGACCGAGAGTGACGACTGAGGAGCTGATCAACGGGCTTCGTCGCGTCGCCGACGACCACCCCTGTTGTGCGATTGTTGTTCAGCGGGCGGTGGAGCGGCTGGAATCGTTGGAGCGCGAGAACCGAAACATGATATGGTGCATGAGCTACCAGCAGTGGAGCCCGCTTTGGCGGCTGCACCGCAAGAAACTACCCAACAATGGCCGCTGATCTTCCAGTTCATCAATACGTCAACGTGGACGCGGGGGCGATTTCGGACGGCCCGCAGCACGGCGTCTGGTTCGCCGTCCAGTGCAACGTCGGCGGCGTGTACGGCGGGCACGTCCTGCTGGACAACGGAGCCTTGTATCGGAATATACCGTTACACCATCTTTCGCACCCGCAGGTGACACAGTGTGTCACGCACAGGCCCGCCGACCTGCAACTCTGGGACTGTTATTCCGAACGGTGCGAGGTGGTGGAGTACGACTACCTCAGGGGATTGCAGGTGCGTCTGCCCATCGGCCCCTCGGGGACGTACCTCGCGACCATCGTCCCCGTGGGCGACGCGTTCTCCCGGCACCCGGAGCAGGCCAAGGAGTTCGTCGTGGCGTGGATGGATACAGGCAGGCTGGTCATTCGAGCCACGAACGAAATCCTGTTCTTCGACCGCAGTTTCATGCGCCCGGGGTTCACGCCCTCGGGCCTTTATCGGCAGACCGTGATCCCTTCCGTCGAGCGGAGCTGAGCGCAGGAGCTGGCCCCGGGCCGTAGGAAGGAAGCCCCCGAGGCCAGCTATACTGCACATGAACGACACCCGGACCAGCGTGAGCACCGCGTCCGGCACCACCACCGTACGACCCGCCGACCCGCCGTCAAGCCGCCTTTCCGGCCCGGGAACGCGCAGGGCGTCCGGACGTGCCGTCAGGCACAAATTGGGCCGTATAGGCCAAAGGACGGCGGCGGCAGGGCACAAAAAAGCCCCGAGCCGTGAGGCCCGGGGCCGGTGGAGCGGTTAAGCCGCCCGGATGATCCGGCGGGGCCTGCGGTCCGCCGGGAGGTAGGTCACGTCGAGGTGAT